TTAATTTAACGTTCCCGTCATATTTTCCAATGCATCGAGCGCTTTTTCTTTTTCTTTTTGTTCGATTTCATCTAATAAATGAGAATAAACATCCATAGTAGTCTTTATGCTTTTGTGACCTAATCTTTTTGAAATATAATAAATAGAAACATCATTGTGTAATAGATAAGAGCAATGGGTGTGTCTAATGCTGTGCAATGTGTATTTGCCAATGCGTTTTTCTAAACAGTATCTTTGCATAACTTTTGTTACTGCGTTATGCGTAATTAGTGAAGTACCAGTGTTGAATAACTGGGTAGTTAGACTAATTGGCATTTCAGCTAAGGTATTTTTTAAAATTTTCATATCATTTTGAGGTATATCAACCGTTCTGTCAGATGTTTCTGTTTTAGTACCTGGCAGATGAATCGTACAATTCTTATAATCTAAATCAGAGGTACATAAGCGTTGTACTTCGCCAAAGCGTCCACCAGTGATGATTAAAATATAAATAAACAAATAAGATTGAATTGGGGTGTTAGAAACATATTCCTTTAGATTGATAAAGTCTTTAATACTCATAAACTTTTCTTCTTCACGCTGTGCTGGAATAGTACCTTTAACAACAACTTTATATGTAGGATCTTTATGAATTAATCCTTCTTGAATCGCATCGTCGATAGGTTGTTTTAAGCAGTTGTGAATCTTTCTGACTGTTTCTGTTGAATGGTTAGAACCATACCATTTAATAAATTTACGATAAAATGTAGTGTTTAAATCTGATAAAACAAGATTACTAATATTTTCAACTTCTAAAAATGTTTTAAATTGATTGATTGCGTTTTTGAAAGTTGCATAAGCTTTATCTGTAATAACACCTTCTTTGTTAACTTTAATCCAATCATTATAATAGGCAATAAATGATGTTTTATCATTAATTTTAAAACCTTTCATCACTTTATTACGTGCTATAGATTCTGCTTGTACTGCCTCACGTTTAGTTGTAAAACCTTTCTTTTTATATCGTTTACCTTCATGCCCAAAGTCATAATACCATTTACCTTTACCATATTTATTTACTGACAAAATTATCCCTCCTCAAAATTGGCAAAAAATAATAAGGGTAGGCGAGCTACCCGAAATTTTATTGTTGAATCACTTCGCTGTTTTGACGTTTGAAATTGTCGAAATCATTTTGTGCTTTCTTCCATGAATTATAGTCTTGTCCGTCTTGTACTGCCCATGAACCACCTATGCCGGCAGTATGTCCACCATTCTGACGTTTGTTTTCTTCTGTCGCTCTTTTAGCTTCTTGATAAGCGTTATAAGATGTGTCACTTGAAAACTCATCTTTTACTGGTGCATTGTTGTTTTTATTAGAAGTGGGATTATTTTGTGTTTGATTTTGTTTAGGTGCGTTATTAGTTTGTTGATGATCGTTAACATTCGTGTTGTTATCGTTGTTTACTTGATTATTGTTATCGTTTTGATTAGCATTTTCTTTTTTCGCTTCTGCTTTGTCTTTAGTTTCTTTCTTTTTGTCTTTGTTCTCTTTCTTTGTCTCCGTTTTCTTGCTTTCCTCTTTCTTATCGCCGTCGTTGCTACCACATGCACCTAACACTAACGCGCTAGCTAAAATTAAATATAATAATCTTTTCATGTTTTACACTCCTTTATTTGCTATTTGTTTTAATAAATCTATGACTTCGTTGTTTTGCTCGATAATTCTATTATTTTGCTTTATTAGTTCGTCTCGTTGAGCTATAGAGACAAAGTTTTGTTTTAATTGCGTATCGTAGAATACGAATTTAGCTTGTTTATCTACGTTTGTTGTGAATGTACCTAAACCGTTGTAGACTTTCAATAGTGTAGGGTTAATATTTTGCTTTTGATATGCGTAAGTCGTAACGTCGGTAGCTTCTTTAATACCTTGTCCGTTTAAACTTTTAGCTGATTTTGATTCGTATTCTTCGTTAGTGTTTTTAAAATTTTCAGATTTATAAAGTTGGATATCAAGTTCTTTTCCTTCTTTAAAATCATTTAATATCTTTCTTTTTTCATCTGTTGTCATTTTTTTATACATGTCAATCTTTCTATTGCTTAATTTACTGAACATTTTTGTTTCTGTTAGAATTTCTTTGAAAGTTAATTTATCTCCTGCCATTTTTCGTTTCTCCTTTGTTTCCTTTTTATATTAAAGCTCCGTAAAGGAGCTATTAATCAATACGTTTTCACACTTGCTACAACTCTACCTACAATTTTAACTTCATCGTCCTTACCATATACTTGTGGATAGTGACTAGGGTTGTTAGATTCAGGTATTAATATGATTTGGTCTCCGTTGTATCTTATACGCTTCACAGTACCGTTGTACCCATTTATCATGACTACACCTAACTGACCATTTTCGACGATAGAATCTTTTTCTACAACAACTACATCACCTTCATCAAAAAGTTTGTTCATACTATCACCAGATACTTTTAGACCAAATTCTTCTTTTTCGTCGTTCAATTTATCCCTAGAAAAGTATATGTAATCAACTAAATTTTCTTCACAATAGATAGGTAAGCCCGCAGATATTTTTGAAACGACCGGAATCTTTTTAACTGGTAAAGTTTCAATTTGGGGTTCAATAGGTTTTGTTTGTTTAATATCCATAATATCTTCTGGTCTTATATTTAGACCATTACAAATTTTGATGACGTTTTCTACTTTAGCATTAAAAACTCCACGTTCTAAAATAGATCTTACAGTTGTATAAGCTAAACCAATTTCTTCGGAAAAAGCCTTTACACTACCTGATTTCTTTTCCATAAGATATTTTAAATCTTTTTCTTTAGTCATAATTGTTTGCCTCATTTCTAATTTGTACCTATATAATAACATGCGAAAAATCGTATATCAAGTATTATAGAAAATAAAAAATACGAATTTTAGTGTTGACATAGTACGAAAATTCGTATAATATTTAGTTAAGCAATCGACGAGATTGCTAAAAATTTTAATTTTAAATACGAATTTTCGTATTAAGGAGGGATACTATGTTGAAGAATTTCAACGACATTAGAAAAGATAAAAAAGTATCTCTGGTAGATTTAGCTGATTTGTTAGAAGTCAGATACCAAACTGTAGCCGATAAAATCAATGGCGTTTCAGATTTTAAATTTGGAGAAGCTCTACTTATCAAAAATACGTATTTTCCAGAGTATGATATCGAATTTCTTTTTGAAAAAGAAAAAGAAAAACAAACATCTTAAAAGGAGGAACGAACAATGCAAGCATTACAAACATTTAATTTTAAAGAGCTACCAGTAAGAACAGTAGAAATTGAAAACGAACCTTATTTTGTAGGAAAAGATATTGCTGAGATTTTAGGATATGCAAGAGCAGACAATGCCATTAGAAATCATGTTGATAGCGAGGACAAGCTGACGCACCAATTTAGTGCATCAGGTCAAAACAGAAATATGATCATTATCAACGAATCAGGATTATACAGTTTAATCTTCGATGCTTCTAAACAAAGTAAAAACGAAAACATTAGAGAAACCGCTCGGAAATTCAAACGATGGGTAACATCAGATGTCCTACCAGCTATTCGAAAACACGGTATATACGCAACAGACAATGTAATTGAACAAACATTAAAAGATCCAGACTACATCATTACAGTGTTGACTGAGTATAAGAAAGAAAAAGAGCAAAACTTACTTTTACAACAAGAAATTGGAGAGCTAAAACCCAAAGCAGATTATGTTGATGAAATCTTAAAATCAACTGGCACATTAGCCACAACTCAAATCGCGGCAGACTACGGTATATCAGCACAAAAGTTAAACAAACTACTACACGAAGCTAGATTACAACGAAAAGTAAATAAACAGTGGGTGCTTTACTCAGAACACATGGGCAAGAGTTACACAGAATCAGACACTATAGCAATTGTACGCTCTGACGGTAGAGAAGACACAGTTTTACAAACTAGATGGACACAAAAAGGCAGATTGAAAATACATGAAATCATGACTGAATTCGGTTATGAAGCTAACGTAACTGCTTAATAGGAGGAACAACAAATGTTACAAAAATTTAGAATCGCTAAAGAAAAAAGTAAATTAAAACTCAATTTACTAAAACATGCAAACAGTAATTTAGAAACAAGAAACAACCCTGAACTGTTGCGAGCAGTTGCAGAGTTGCTTAAAGAGATTAATCGATAAATTAGAGAACTAATCATCGTTTCAGTTCTCGTCATCTAAGTAATTAGCAATTACGTAAAGTGTTAAAAGAGTTGCTATTACATTAAAAAACATAAAGTAGTTCACATATTGGTCAAGTATCGTTCTAACCATAACCGGAGGTGTTACTCCGATAGCAGAACCGACAGAACCCTTTTTTATAAATTTTGCAGAAGGAGAAATAAAAATATGATTGAGCGATTCATTGAATACACTATTGTATTTCTCAGTATTTACGTCATCTATTGGATGGGCAGAATCGACGGTTTTACCAAGAACAGGGACATCGACAGTATCGACAAAAGAATTTCTCAAATGGGTGCTAACTTTGCGGACTTCATCCTCCGGAAAGCTGTTAGAACTTATGAATTCATCAAGAATTTTTTCAGAAAATAAATTAGTTTTGAACATTGGATGATTCTTAGTTACTCGATGCATATAGGAAGCCCAATCAGATAATTTCGATTGGTTGATTCTAAGATCATTCATAGTATTTACGACTTTAGCGTAAGTTTCAATAGGCAACTTAGACAAGATGGCTTGATTTTTCTTTATTAAATCTAATTGTCGTTGAGTGAGATTTATATTATCCATACTTATCACCTCCTTAGGTTGATAACAACATTATACATGAAAGGAGCATAAACAATATGCAAGCATTACAAACAAAATCGAACATCGGCGAAATGTTCAACATACAAGAAAAAGAAAATGGAGAAATCGCAATAAGTGCAAGAGAGTTATATAAAGCTTTGGAAGTTAAAAAGCGTTTTAGCGCTTGGGCAGAAATTAACTTGAAGCATTTCAAAGAAAATAGGGATTTTACAAGTGTACTTACAAGTACGGTTGTTAATAACGGAGCTGTAAGACAACTAGAAGATTATGCTTTAACACTTGATGTAGCTAAACATGTTGCAATGATGTCAGGTACAGAAAAAGGTTTTGATTTTAGAGAGTATTTCATCCAAGTTGAAAAAGCATGGAATAGCCCAGAAATGATTATGCAACGTGCTTTAAAAATTGCTAACAACACAATCAATCAATTAGAAACAAAGATTGAACGTGATAAACCAAAAATTGTATTTGCAGATGCAGTAGCTACTACTAAGACATCAATTTTAGTTGGAGAGTTAGCAAAGATCATTAAACAAAACGGTATAAACATCGGGCAACGCAGATTGTTTGAGTGGTTACGTCAAAACGGATTCCTTATTAAACGCAAGGGTGTGGATTATAACATGCCTACACAGTATTCAATGGAACGTGAGTTATTCGAAATTAAAGAAACATCAATCACACATTCGGACGGTCACACATCAATTAGTAAGACGCCAAAAGTAACAGGTAAAGGACAACAATACTTTGTTAACAAGTTTTTAGGAGAAAAACAAACAACTTAATAGGAGGAAATATCAATGAACACAAAAACGTGGTGGACAATGAAAGATCTTGAAACAGAAACAAGCAAGTCACGTAACTGGTTAAAGAAAAATATTTTAGAAGTTCCGGTATATAAAAAAGAAATAGAAGAATTCGCACACTATCCAATAAATAGAAATGATGAATATCGATTTGTAGGCAGTAAAATGAAACAGTTTTTAGAAGATAAATTCAAATTGATATTAGGTTAAAGGAGGCACAACAAATGAGTAAAACTTATAAAAGCTACCTAATAGCAGTACTATGCTTCACAGTCTTAGCGATTGTACTCATGCCGTTTCTATACTTCACTACAGCGTGGTCAATTGCAGGATTCGCAAGTATCGCAACATTCATATTTTATAAAGAATACTTTTATGACAACAAGGGGGAATGAAAAGATGTCAGATAAAGACTTGATGGAAGAAGTTGACAAGAGAAGGAAAGAAAAAGATTTAACGGTGAGAGAAATAGGATATTTGCTAGGTTTCTCTGATACTTATTTTATTAAGTTAAGAAATGGTTCAAGAAGAATTACTGATCGGAAGAGAGATAGAATTAATCGTTATTTAAACGGTGAATACGACAATGTAAAAATTCCTAAATATTCAAGAGATTCTGAACAAGCAGCATATGACAAGGGATATAAACAAGCTTTAAAAGATTTAGAAGAATTTGTAAATAATAAAAAAACTGCTACTTGCGACAACAAGTAACAGTGACAAACACTTAAGAAAAAATTCATGTTCAATATAAAACGAAATACGGAGGATGTCAACTATGACTAAAAAATATAAAGACATGACGCAGGAAGAAATAAAAGACTTATTATCTGAAAAAACCGCAGAATTATATGAATTAGCGAAAGAAATTAAGGGAGAAAGTAAATTTGATATTTTGCTTTTCTCATCAATAGGAGTTATCGACGGAGATTATTTAGCAGGTTCAAGTTCTGTGATTGGTCATACTTTCGATCTTGCTTCCTTATTGGATAGCACTAAGAGTTATAAAGACATTGTCAATGTTCTCCAAATGTGTAAATCACAAAAATTTCTCGGTATTGATGACAGCAAGGAGGACTAAAACAATGTATTACGAAATAGGCGAAATCATACGCAAAAATATTCATGTTAACGGATTCGATTTTAAGCTATTCATTTTAAAAGGTCATATGGGCATATCAATACAAGTTAAAGATATGAACAACGTACCAATTAAACATGCTTATGTCGCAGATGAGAATGACTTAGATATGGCATCAGAATTATTCAACCAAGCAATAGATGAATGGATTGAAGAGAACACAGACGAACAGGACAGACTAATTAACTTAGTCATGAAATGGTAGGAGGTCGCTATGAAGCAGACTGTAACTTATATCATTCGTCATAGGGATATGCCAATTTATATAACTAACAAACCAACCGATAACAATTCAGATATTAGTTACTCCACAAATAGAAATAGAGCTAGGGAGTTTAACGGTATGGAAGAAGCGAGTATCAATATGGATTATCACAAAGCAATCAAGAAAACAGTGACAGAAACAATTGAGTACGAGGAGGTAGAACATGACTGAACAAACGTTATTTGAACAGTTGAACAGTAAAAATGTGAATGATCATACAGAACAAAAAAATGGATTAACTTATCTAGCATGGTCATATGCACATCAAGAGTTAAAAAAGATTGACCCTAACTACACAGTAAAAGTGCACGAGTTTCCACACCCAGATATTAACACAGAAAATTATTTTGTACCTTATTTGGCTACACCAGAAGGCTATTTTGTACAAGTATCTGTGACTGTGAAAGGTAGTACAGAGACTGAATGGCTTCCGGTATTGGACTTTAGAAATAAATCGCTTGCTAAAGGTAGTGCAACAACTTTTGATATCAACAAAGCACAAAAACGATGTTTCGTTAAAGCTTCGGCTTTACACGGTTTAGGTTTATATATCTACAACGGCGAGGAACTTCCAAGTGCAAGTGACAATGATATTACAGAACTAGAGGAGCGTATCAATCAGTTTGTGAACTTATCTCAAGAAAAAGGGCGAGATGCAACTATCGATAAAACGATGAGATGGCTAAAAATCTCTAACATTAATAAATTGAGTCAAAAACAAATCGCAGAAGCACACCAAAAATTAGATGCGGGATTAAAACAATTGGATAGTGAGGAGAAATAATAATGTTAAACAGAATAGTATTAGTAGGGCGATTAACAAAAGACCCAGAATTAAGAAGCACGCCAAATGGCGTAAATGTAGGGACATTCACATTAGCAGTAAACAGAACATTTACGAATGCTCAAGGCGAGCGTGAAGCAGATTTTATAAACGTAGTAGTGTTCAAAAAACAAGCCGAAAATGTTAAAAACTACCTTTCTAAAGGGTCGCTGGCAGGTGTAGACGGGCGACTACAAACACGTAACTACGAAAATAAAGACGGACAACGTGTATTTGTGACAGAAGTAGTAGCGGACAGTGTTCAATTCTTAGAACCGAAGAATAACAACCAACAACCAAACAACAATTATCATCAACAAGGACAAACTCAAACTGGTAATAATCCGTTCGACAATACCGAAGAAGACTTTTCTGACTTACCGTTCTGATTGGAATGATTAGATGCCAATAATTACTAGTTATATCACTCAAGATGACGGTACAACAACAGTTGTCATCTCGGGCGTCGAATTAGGTAATAAAGAAACATTACTACTTGATAACGGGTTTGATGTAGAAGTAGATGTAAACGTTATAGATCCGTTTAAAATTACCGGCAAGCAACGTCGAAAAATATTCGCGCTTGTCAAAGACATAGAAGAACATACAGGTCAACCAATGGACTATATGAGACATATGTTCATCGAGTATGTAAGAACGTATTACGGATATGATGAACGTATTTCACTAAGTAATTGTACGAGAACTCAAGCGAGTCGAATCATTGAAGCAACGCTTGACTGGACGTTCTACAATGACATACCACTTAGCTACAAAACGAGCAATCTACTGAAACAAGATAAATCATTCTTGTACTGGTCGACTGTTAACCGCAACTGTGTAATATGCGGAAAACCTCATGCTGATTTAGCGCATTATGAAGCAGTCGGTAGAGGTATGAACAGAGACAAGATGAATCACTATGACAAACATGTATTAGCGTTATGTCGCGAACATCACAACGAGCAACATGCGATTGGTGTTAAGTCATTTGATGATAAATATCAATTGCATGACTCGTGGCTAAAAGTTGATGAGAGGCTCAACAAAATGCTGAAAGGAGAGAAAAAATGAATAAGTTATTAATAGATGACTATCCGATACAAGTATTACCAAAATTAGCTGAATTAATCGGGTTGAACGAAGCAATAGTATTGCAACAAATTCATTATTGGTTAAACAACTCAAAACATAAGTACGATGGTAAAACTTGGATTTTTAATTCTTATCCAGAATGGCAAAAACAATTTCCATTTTGGAGCGAGAGAACTATAAAAAGGACATTTGGGAGTTTGGAAAAACAAAATTTATTGCATGTAGGTAACTACAACAAGGCTGGATTTGACCGTACAAAATGGTATTCAATCAATTATGAAACATTAAACAAACTAGTGGCACGACCATCGGGACAAAATGGCCCGACGATGAGGACAAATTGGCACGATGCAAGAGGACAAAATGACCCGACCAATACCATAGACTACACAGAGACTAACAAACATAGAGAGACAGACGACGTCTCAAAGTCATTTAAGTATATTAGTGCCAATTTAGAAATTATACAAAACCCTTTAAAAGCAGAACAGTTAGAACACGAAATTAAATCATTTAAGCAAGATCAGTTCGAAATAGTAAAAGTCGCTACCGATTACTGTAAAGAAAATAACAAAGGTCTAAATTATCTATTAACTGTATTAAAGAACTGGAATAAAGAAGGCGTTTCAGATAAAGAAAGTGCTGAAAACAAATTGAAACCTCGTAACACTAAAAAAGAAACTACTGATGATGTCATTGCGCAAATGGAAAAAGAATTGAGTGATAACTAATGCCGATGAGCAAAACACAAGCATTAGAAATTATTAAAAAAGTTAGGTATGTATACAACATTGATTTTGACAAACCAAAGTTAGAAATGTGGATTGATGTATTGAGTCAAAACGGAGATTATCAACCAACTGTAAAAGCAGTAGATGGATATATCAACAGTAACAACCCGTACCCGCCTAACTTACCAGCAATCATGCGTAAGGAACCTAAAAAAGTATCAATCGAACCCGTAGACAACGAAACCGCTACACACCAATGGAAAATGCAGAATGACCCCGAATATGTCAGACAAAGAAAAATAGCGCTAGATAACTTCATGAATAAGTTGGCAGAATTTGGGGGCGATAACGAATGAATTACGGACAATTTGAAATTGAAAGCACTATAATCGCTACGCTACTTAAACAACCGGACGTATTAGAAAAGATAAGAGTTAAAGATTACATGTTTACGAACGAAAAGTTTAAAACCTTTTTCAATTATGTAATGGACGCCGGAAAGATAGATCATCAAGAAATCTATTTAAAAGCAACTAAAGATAAAGGGTTTTTAGATGCAGATACTATCACTAAACTTTATAACTCCGATTTCATTGGATACGGATTCTTTGAACGTTACCAACAGGAACTATTGGAAAGTTATCAACTCAACAAAGCAAACGAATTGGTCACTGAGTTCAAACAACAACCTACGAATCAAAACTTTAACAACTTGATTGATGAACTCAAGGATTTAAAAACAATTACTAACAAAAAAGAAGATGGAACCAAGAAGTTTGTTGAGGAGTTTGTCGAAGAGTTATACAGCGATAGCCCTAAGAAGCAAATTAAGACGGGTTACAAGCTCATGGATTACAAAATAGGGGGATTAGAGCCATCACAATTAATCGTCATCGCAGCGCGTCCCTCAGTGGGTAAGACAGGTTTTGCATTAAACATGATGCTGAACATAGCACGAAATGGATATAAAACATCTTTCTTTAGTCTCGAAACAACTGGCACATCAGTATTGAAACGTATGTTATCAACAATTACTGGTATTGAGTTAACCAAGATAAAAGAAATCAGGAACTTAACGCCGGATGACTTAACAAAGTTAACGAATGCGATGGATAAAATCATGAAATTAGGCATCGATATTTCTGATAAAAGTAATGTCACACCGCAAGATGTCCGAGCACAAGCAATGAGGTACTCAGACGAGCAACAAGTTATTTTTATAGATTATCTCCAACTGATGGATACTGATGCGAAAGTTGATAGACGTGTAGCAGTAGAAAAAATATCACGCGATTTAAAGATAATTGCTAACGAGACGGGCGCAATCATCGTACTACTTTCACAACTGAATCGTGGTGTTGAGTCTAGACAGGATAAAAGACCAATGCTATCGGACATGAAAGAATCAGGCGGAATAGAAGCAGATGCGAGTTTAGCAATGCTACTTTACCGTGATGATTACTATAACCGTGACGAAGATGATGGTATCACAGGCAAATCTATTGTTGAATGTAACATAGCCAAAAACAAAGACGGCGAAACCGGAATAATTGAATTCGAGTATTACAAGAAGACGCAGAGGTTTTTCACATGAACATCATGCAATTCAAAAGCTTATTGAGATCGATGTATGAAGAAACAAAGCAAAACGACCCGATTGTAGCAAATGTGTATATCGAGACTGGTTGGGCGGTCAATAGATTGTTAGACAATAACGAGTTATCGCCTTTCGATGAATACGACAAAGTTGAAAAGAAAATTATGAATGAAATTAACTGGAAGAAAACACACATTAAGGAGTGTTAAAAATGCCGAAAGAAAAATATTACTTATACCGAGAAGATGGCACAGAAGATATTAAGGTCATCAAGTATATAGACAACGTAAACGAAGTTTATTCGCTCACAGGAGCCCATTTCAGCGACGAAAAGAAAATTATGACTGATAGTGACCTAAAACGATTCAAAGGCGCTCACGGGCTTCTATATGAGCAAGAGCTAGGATTACAAGCAACGATATTTGATATTTAGAGGTGGCACAATGAGTAAATACAACGCTAAGAAAGTTGAGTACAAAGGAATTGTATTTGATAGCAAAGTAGAGTGCGAATATTACCAATATTTAGAAAGTAATATGAATGGCACTAACTATGATCGTATCGAAATACAACCGAAATTTGAACTACAACCGAAATTCGGGAAACAAAGACCGATTACGTATATAGCCGATTTCTCTTTGTGGAAGGAAGGGAAACTGGTTGAAGTTATAGACGTTAAAGGTAAGGCGACTGAAGTTGCCAACATCAAAGCGAAGATATTCAGATATCAGTATAGAGATGTGAATTTAACGTGGATATGTAAAGCGCCTAAATACACAGGTCAAGAATGGATGGTATATGAAGACTTAGTGAAAGTCAGACGTAAAAGAAAAAGAGAAATGAAGTGATTTAATGCAACAACAAGCATATATAAACGCGACGATTGATATAAGGATACCTACAGAAGTTGAATATCAGCATTACGATGATGTCGACGATGAAAAAGATGCGCTGGCAAAGCGCTTAGATAACAATCCGGACGAATTACTAAAATATGACAGCATAACAATAAGACATGCATATATAGAGGTGGAATAAATGGGCAGTGTTGTAATTATTAATAACAAACCATATAAATTTAATAATTTTGAAAGAGAATTAATGTCAAAGCGAGGGATAAATGCTGGAATTGTTTCTAAACGTGTAAGAGGTTGTTGGGAGTTTTCAGAAGCTTTAGATGCACCCTATGGTATGCACCTAAAAGAATATAGAGAAATGAAACAAATGGAAAAGGTTAAACAAGCGAGACTCGAACGTGAAATAGCTAGGCAACGACGTAAAGAGGCAGAACTAAGAAGAAAGAAACCGCATTTGTTTAATGTGCCACAGAAACATTCACGTGATCCGTACTGGTTCGATGTCACTTATAACCAAATGTTCAAGAAATGGAGTGAAGCATAATGAGCATAATCAGTAACAGGAAAGTAGATATGAACGAAATGCAAGACAATGTTAAACAACCAGCACATTACACATACGGAGATATTGAAGTTATAGATTTCATAGAACAAGTTACGGCACAGTACCCACCACAATTAGCATTCGCAATAGGTAATGCAATCAAATGCTTGTCTAGAGCACCGTTAAATAATGGTCATGAGGATTTAGCAAAGGCGAAGTTTTATGTCCAAAGAGCATTTGACTTGTGGGAGTGATGACCATGACAGATAACGCACGCAAAGAATACCTAAACCAATTTTTCGGCTCTAAGAGATATCTGTATCAGGATAACGAACAAGTGGCACATATCCATGTAGTAAACGGCACTTATTACTTTCACGGTCATATCGTGCCAGGTTGGCAAGGCGTGAAAAAGACATTTGATACAGCGGAAGAGCTTGAAATATATATAAAGCAACATGGTTTGGAATATGAGGAACAGAAGCAACTAACTTTATTTTAGAGGAGGTTATGAAAGTGAACTATGAAACAGGGTTCCAACTAGGTGTAATGGACGCTAGGTTGAAGAAGATGAGAAAACAACGTGATGAGTACAAGAAGCAACGATATGAGCTTATTGAGGATATGGCTAAGTTACGAGAGCGTAACAAAGAGCTGGAGAAGAAAGCGAACGCATGGGATAGGTATTGCAAGAGCGTTGAAACGGATTTAATAAACGGATTTAATAAACGAATTTGGCAACGATGATGAAAGAGTTAAGTTTGGAATGAAATTAAACAATAAAATTTTTATGGAGGACGACGCTAATGAATAATCGAGAACATATCGAACAGTCCGTTATAAGTGCTAGTGCGTATAACGGCAATGACACAGAGGGATTACTAAAAGAGATTGAAGGCGTGTATAAGAAAGCACAAGCGTTTGATGAAATACTTGAGGGTTTACCTGATGCTATGCAATATTCACTTGAAGAAGGTATTAAACTTAATGAATCAGTAGGAATTATGGCGGGTCAAGTTGTTTATAAATATGAGGAGGAGCAGGAAAATGAAGAGTTTTAATGTTCAAATCACATACACAGGCATGATTGAAGAGACCATCGAGGCTGAAAGTTTAGAAGAAGCAGAAAATGAGGCGCGTGATATTGCGATGATGGAAGTACCATTTGATTGTGATGAATATGAAATTAATGTAGAGGAGAACGAATAATGACTAACACATTAGCAATTGATCAGTTACAAGAGTTATTACAAATACAAAAGGAGTTCGACGATAGAATACCAACCAGAAATTTAAATGACGCAGTAGCTAGTATGATTATTGAATTTGCGGAGTGGGTTAACACACTTGAGTTTTTTAAAAATTGGAAGAAACAACCAGGTAAGCCATTAGATACACAATTAGATGAGATTGCTGATTACTTAGCTTTCAGTTTGCAATTAACTTTGACTATTGTTGATGAAGAAGATTTGGAAGAAACTACTGAGGTTATGGTTGATTTGATTGAAAATGAAGTTACTTTACCTAAACTACATTCAGTTTATTTTGTTCATGTAATGCATACACTAACAGAACAATTTGTAAAAGGTATTGATAATAGTATTGTACAAGTTTTAATAATGCCTTTTTTGTACGCCAATACTTACTATACAATCGACCAACTCATTGACGCATACAAAAAGAAAATGAAAAGGAACCACGAAAGACAAGATGGAACAGCAGACGCAGGAAAAGGATACGTGTAAAGACATCTTAGATCGAGTCAAGGAGGTTTTGGGGAAGTGAGTTACATCATTACATTAGTTCTAATACTTGTATTCATAGTAATATTTAACAATTTATTCAACAGATATATGGTTTTGTACAAAGAATTAGATTTATTTACATGCAGAATTGGAATGTTATTAGTCTTAATCGTTATAGTAGATTTTGCAAAGCAAAAAAATATGTTGGCTACATTGAGTGTTGTACTAATACTTTTATTCGTAGAAAAACTTAGAATCATTCAAAGGAGTGATAAGAAGTGACACAATACTTAGTCACAACATTCAAAGATTCAACAGGACTACCACATGAACATATTACTGTAGCTAGAGATAATCAGACGTTTACAGTTGTTGAGGCAGAGAGTAAAGAAGAAGCGAAAAAGAAGTACGAGGCGCAAGTTAAAAGGGATGCAATTATTAAAGTGAGTCAGTTGTTTGAAAATATAAGGGAGTGTGGGAAATGATTAAACAAATACTAAGATTATTATTCTTATTAGCAATGTACGAGTTAGGTAAGTATGTAACTGAGCAAGTATTTATTATGATGACGGCTAATGATGATGTAGAGGCGCCGAGTGACTTCGCAAAGCTGAGCGATCAGTGTGATTTGATGAGGGCGGAGGTGTCAGAGTAGATGATGTGGTTAATCATAGCAATTATATTACTAGTCATCTTATTGTTTGGTGTGATGTTACAAGCGGAACAGTTAAAAGGTGATGTGAAAGTTAAAGAGCGAGAGATAGAGATATTAAGAAGTAGATTGAGACACTTTGAAGATTAACGGGGGTTAAACAAATGAGTTTGAGAAAATCAACGCAAAGGTACTTGGAAAGTGAATTAAGTAATTACAATTACTTTGATAAAGATATAGCGCGTGTAAGAGATGAAGTTTTAAACCCGTGGAGTCAACAAGATACTAATATCGGTGGAGATAGGGTGCAAAGCAATGTAAGTGTAACTGAAATAAAAGCTATTAGAGTGGTTAACGATAGAAGATTATCGCAATTGGCCAGAATGAAATCAGCTATAGAGGTTGTATATAATCATAGCACTGTAGAGACTCAAAAACTTATGGAACTTTATTATTTCAAAAAACCTAGAACATTAAATCTTACTGGAGTTGCTCAAGAAATTAACGTGAGTAAGTCGACTGCTTATGATATGAGAAAAGATATACTAGTTAGATTAGCTGATGAACTAGGTATAATACATTAAGTTTGGAAAAAGTCTGGAAAAATAACGTCACTTTCGGTGTTAATATGATACCGTAAGATATTGACTATCTTACTGCGTTTCCCTTATCGCAATTAGGAATAAAGGATCTATGTGGGTTGGCTGATTATAGCCAATCCCTTTTTTAATTTTTAAAAAGCGTATAGCGAGAGAGTTGGTGGTAAATGAAATGAACAAATTAACTAAAAAGCAACGTTTGTTTGCAGAAGTATATACAATACCCGGTACTGAATGTTATGGCAACGCTACTAAGTCAGCTGTGCATGCTGGATATAGCGAAAAGACGGCGTACTCACAAGGACAGCGTATGTTGAAGAATGTTGAAATACAAAATTATATCAAGGAGGTTGAAACGAAACTCTTTGATGAGAATATTATGTCAGGTAAAGAAGTGTTGTATAGGCTAACTAGAACAGCTAGAGGAGAACACTCGGAAGTTGAAGCTATTGTAACAAAAACAGGAGACTACAAAGAGAATCCCGACACTGGCAAAATGCAATTAGTATACGATGAACACATACAACTTGTTTCTAAAACTCCTAAAATCAGTGACCAAAACCGAGCTTTAGAGATGTTAGGTAGACATCATAAATTATTTACAGACAAACAAGAGGTCGACTACAAAATACCAATGTTTGTCGATAATATTCCGGAAGATGATTAGTCATGTATGAAATACTTGATCTAAAAAATAAAATCGGTGGTGGCTATAATAAGTTTTGGCACAATAAAAGTTTTTACCGTGTCGTTAAAGGTTCGAGGGGTAGCAAGAAAAGTAAAACTACCGCTATTAATTTTATTTATCGAATAATGAAATATGATTGGGCAAATATACTTGTGGTCAGAAGATTCAGTAATACTAACAAACAATCAACATATACAGATTTAAAGTGGGCAACTAACCAATTAGGTGTTGCTCACTTATTTAAATTTAACGAAAGTTTGCCGGAAATAACGTATAAACCTACTGGACAAAAAATACTGTTTAGAGGTTTAGACGATCCATTGAAAATAACATCGATTACTGTTGATACCGGCATTTTGTGTTGGGCTTGGTTTGAAGAAGCTTATCAAATAGAAACATTCGCTAAATTTAGTACTGTTGTTGAGTCGATACGTGGTAGCTACGATAGTCCAGATTTCTTCAAACAAATCACAGTTACTTTTAACCCGTGGTCGGAAAGACATTGGTTGAAATCTACGTTTTTTGACGAAGAAACAAAACTAAACAATACCTTCTCAGATACCACAACTTATAGAGTTAATGAATGGCTAGATAAAGTCGATATTGAACGATACGAAGATTTGTATATAAAGAATCCCAGACGTGCAAGAATCGTCTGTGATGGAGATTGGGGCGTTGCTGAGGGTCTTGTGTTCGATAACTTTAAAGTCACTGATTTCGATTGGCGAGAGAAGTTTAAACGAACACAAGAAATTGCACATGGTATGGATTTTGGTTTTACATTTGACCCTACCACTCTAATTAACACTGTAGTTGATTTAAAAAATAAAGAGTTATGGATATACGACGAACACTCAGAAAAAGCCATGTTGACAGATGACATTATAAATATGATTAAACGTAAAGGTTATCAAGATGCACATATAGTTGCGGATAGCGCTGAAAAAAGGTTGATAACTGAAATAAGTAGAAAAGGTGTACCTAATATCAAACCGTCAGTAAAAGGTGCGAATACCATAATGCAGGGTGTCCAATTTATTCAGGGTTTTAAAGTGTATGTACACCCTAGTTGCGTACATACTATCGAAGAATTAAACACATATACTTTTGACCAAGACAGTGAAGGTAATTGGATTAACAAGCCTATAGATAAAAACAATCATTTAATGGATGCACTTAGATATAGTCTTGAAAAATACCATATTAAATTAAAAAAACGCAAGAAGAATGCAGAAAGCAAAACAAAAGTAATCAAATCTCTAGGATTATAGGAGGGAACAAATGTTAAAGGTAAATGAATTTGAAACAGATACAGATCTACGTGAAAACAGGAATTACTTATTTAATGATGAAGCTAATGTTGTTTACACATATGACGGGACGGAGTCCGATTTATTACAAAACGTTAATGAAGTGAGTAAATACATTGAACATCACATGGATTACCAACGACCTAGATTAAAAGTGTTAAGTGATTATTACGAAGGTAAAACTAAGAACTTAGTTGAGTTAACACGACGCAAAGAAGAGTATATGTCAGACAACCGTGTTGCCCATGATTACGCATCTTATATCAGTGATTTCATTAATGGTTATTTCTTAGGTAATCCAATTCAATACCAAGATGATGACAAAGATGTATTAGAAGCTATTGAGGCGTTCAATGATTTGAATGATGTTGAGTCACACAATAGATCTCTAGGATTAGACTTATCAATTTATGGCAAAGCTTATGAGTTGATGATTAGAAACCAAGATGATGAAACGCGTTTATACAAGAGTGATGCAATGAGTACTTTTGTCATATATGACAACACAGTTGAACGTAATAGTATTGCGGGCGTTAGATATTTAAGAACTAAACCAATAGACAAGACTGACGAAGATGAAGTGTTTACTGTTGATTTATTCACTTCACACGGTGTTTATAGATATCTTACCAGTAGAACAAGTGGATTGAAGCTCACACCACGTGAAAACGGTTTTGAATCACACTCATTTGAACGCATGCCTATTACAGAATTTAGCAACAACGAAAGAAGAAAAGGAGATTATGAAAAAGTAATCACTTTAATTGATTTGTATGATAATGCTGAATCAGATACAGCTAACTATATGAGTGATTTAAATGACGCTATGCTACTTATTAAAGGTAATTTAAATTTAGATCCCGTAGAAGTTAGAAAGCAAAAGGAAGCTAATGTTTTGTTTTTAGAACCGACTGTTTATGCTGATAGCGAAGGTAGAGAAACAGAAGGCTCTGTTGATGGCGGTTATATTTATAAACAATACGATGTACAAGGTACAGAAGCTTATAAAGACCGTTTAAACAGTGATATACACATGTTTACCAACACGCCTAACATGAAAGATGATAACTTTAGCGGCACGACTTCAGGTGAGGCAATGAAATACAAATTATTTGGATTAGAACAACGCACTAAAACTAAAGAAGGATTGTTTACTAAAGGGTTAAGACGTCGTGCTAAGTTGTTAGAGACAATACTTAAAAACACACGGTCAATTGACGCTAACAAAGATTTTAATACTGTTAGGTACGTATACAATAGAAACTTACCTAAATCATTAATCGAAGAATTAAAAGCTTATATTGATTCTGGCGGGAAGATTAGTCAAACAACTTTAATGTCTCTATTCTCGTTCTTCCAAGACCCTGAATTGGAAGTCAAGAAAATAGAAGAAGATGAGAAAGAATCTATTAAAAAAGCTCAAAAAGGTATTTATAAAGACCCTAGAGACATCAATGATGACGAACAAGATGATGATACAAAAGATACTGTTGATAAAAAGGAAGGATTGTAATTGCCTAACAAAAACACTCAAGAATATTGGGAAGAACGCGGACGCAAAGCAATCGAGAATGAGTTGAAGCGTGATAAAACTAAAGCTGAAGAAATAGAACGTATATTGAATATGATGATTAAGCGCATTGAAAAAGAAATCAATGCGTTTATTGTTAAGTACGGAGATTTTGCAGGCGTTACATTACAAGAAGCACAAAAGATTATTGATGAGTTCGATGTAAAAGCGTTTCAAGAAGAAGCAAAAAGATTGGTCGAAAACAAGGACTTTAGCGATAGAGCAAATGAAGAATTAAAGAAGTATAACACTAAGATGTATGTATCTAGAGAACAGATGTTAAAGATTCAAATAGAATTCTTAATTGCTTATGCAACAGCTCAAACTGAATTATCGATGAGGGAATATTTCGAATCAACAGCTTATCGTGTGTTCAGTGATCAAGCAGGTATTTTAGGTGAAGGTGTACAAGTAGCTAAAGAAGTTATAGATACAATCGTTGATACACAATTTCATGGTGTCGTTTGGTCAGAGCGATTATGGACTAATACTGAAGCGATGAAACAGGAAGTAGAAGAAATAATTGCTAATGTGGTTATTAGAGGTCGACATCCAAATGAATATGTTAAAGATATGCGCAAGCACTTAAATAAATTCGAAGGCACAGCACGACAAAAGACCGCAGCAATTAAATCATTGCTTTATACGGAATCGGCACGTGTTCACGCACAATCAAGCATTGACAGCATGAAAGAAATTTCACCAGAAGGATATTATATGTATATTGCAAAAATTGATAGTAGAACAACTAAAGTATGCAAGGGGCTTAATGGAGAAATATTCAAAGTTAAAGACGCTAAAATTGGTGTTAATTTCTACCCTATGCATATCAATTGTCGTTCAGATTGTGCATTACTACCTAAATCTATGTGGCCGAAAAAACCAAGCAAGAAACGAAAAACGAAATACTTCGGAGGGAAAGTGAAAAGCGGTGATTGATTTAAAAGTAAAGGTTTTTAAAGGCAAGTTAGCATTGTATGATAGTAAATTAAGTGTTTGGAGGATATTAATATGAGTAATACTGATAAATACCTTAGAGACATAGCAAGAGAATTAACAGGTATACGTAAAGAGTTACAAAAGCGAAACGAAACATTTATTATTGATGCAAACTTAGACAGTGTAAGGTCGACAGTATTAGCCAATAAAGAAAAATCGAAATATAACGAACCACTCTTTTAATAGCTAGCACTTAATTGTGTTGGCTATTTTTTATGTCCAAACCATGCTTATGACAATAAAAGATGCAAGTGTAACAGCCCGAACCATGTATGGCTTAAAACTAATCAAGAGTAAATAAATGAGGTGTGAAAACTATGGATATCCAAGAAAAGTTAAAACTCAAATTACAGTTTTTTGCTGAAGAATCAGATGAAGATAATGGAGAATTAAAAGATAACAACGATGATGAAGGCAAAGACAAACAAGACACAAAGACTAATTCAGAAGAAGAAATCGAAAAAAGACTACAAGAAGAATATAATAAGCGTCTTAAAGAAGAATTAAGTCGTCGTATGAAGCAGAAAGAAAAAGAGAAACAAGAAGCTGTTGATGAAGCTAAACGATTAGCAAAAATGAACAAAGATCAAATCGCTGAATATGAACGTGAACAAATGGAAAAAGAGCTGGAGCAATTACGCTCAGAAAAACAATTAAATGAAATGCGTTCAGAAGCAAGGGAAATGTTAAGCGAAGCAGAAGTTGATTCATCAGACGAGGTTGTTAATTTAGTTGTAACAGATACTGCTGAACAAACTAAATTGAATGTTGAAGCTTTTTCTAATGCAGTAAAAAAAGCGGTTAGTGAAGCGGTTAAGGTTAACGCTAGACAATCACCATTGACTGGTGGGGATTCATTTAACCATACGGCAAAAAACAAAACTCAAAACTTGGCTGAAATTGCTAAACAAAAAAGAATTATTAAAAATTAACGGAGGCATTTAAATGGAACAAACACAAAAACTAAAATTAAACTTGCAACATTTCGCAAGCAACAATGTTAAACCACAAGTATTTAACCCTGATAATGTAATGATGCACGAAAAGAAAGATGGTACGTTGTTAAACGACTTTACAACACCTATCTTACAAGAGGTTATGGAAAACTCTAAAATCATGCAATTAGGTAAGTACGAACCAATGGAAGGTACTGAGAAGAAGTTTACTTTTTGGGCTGATAAACCAGGTGCTTACTGGGTAGGTGAAGGTCAAAAAATTGAAACGTCTAAAGCTACTTGGGTTAACGCTACTATGAGAGCGTTTAAATTAGGGGTTATCTTACCTGTAACAAAAGAATTCTTGAATTATACTTATTCACAATTCTTCGAAGAAATGAAACCTATGATTGCTGAAGCTTTCTATAAAAAGTTTGACGAAGCAGGTATTTTGAATCAAGGTAACAATCCATTCGGTAAATCAATTGCACAATCAATTGAAAAAACTAACAAGGTTATTAAAGGCGACTTCACACAAGATAACATTATTGATTTAGAGGCATTACTTGAAGATGACGAATTAGAAGCAAATGCGTTTATCTCAAAAACACAAAATAGAAGCTTGCTACGTAAAATTGTAGATCCTGAAACTAAGGAACGTATTTATGACCGTAACAGTGATTCATTAGACGGTCTACCTGTGGTTAACTTAAAATCAAGTAACTTAAAACGCGGTGAATTAATCACTGGTGACTTTGATAAGTTGATTTACGGTATCCCTCAATTAATTGAATACAAAATCGATGAAACAGCACAATTATCTACAGTTAAAAACGAAGATGGCACACCTGTAAACTTATTCGAACAAGATATGGTGGCATTACGTGCAACTATGCATGTAGCATTGCATATCGCTGATGATAAAGCGTTTGCTAAGTTAGTTCCTGCTGATGCAAAACCATCTTCAGTTCCAGGAGAAGTTTAATAAATAATTAGGAGTGGTAACATGCCCGAAATCATAGGAATTGTTAAAGTAGATTTTACAGATTTAGAAGATAACAGACATGTCTATTTGAAAGGGCATGTCTACCCTCGTAAAGGTTATAATCCTACAGATGAACGCGTTAAATCTTTAGCCAGTGTTGAAAATAAACGCAACGAACAAATGATTTACATCGTAAATGACAAATTAACCAAAAAAGAACTTGTCGAAATAGCAAACCTTGCTAGTTTAGATGTTGACGAAAAACAAACAAAAGCTGAAATTATTAGTGCTTTTGAGTCACTTGTGTAGGTGGTTATATGACTACATTAGATGACGTTAAGAAACGCATAGGTCTTAAAGATGATAAGCAAGACGAACAGTTACAAGAAATAATCAAAAGTTGCGAAAGCCAGTTGTTATCAATGTTACCTATTGAGGTTGAACAAATACCGGAAAGGTTTAGCTACATGATTAAAGAGGTTGCAGTTAAACGATATAACAGGATTGGTGCTGAAGGTATGACATCAGAAGCAGTTGATGGACGTAGCAACTCATATGAATTAAATGATTTTAAGGAGTATGAAGCTATTATTGATAATTTCTTTAATGCTAGAACAAGGACTAAAAAAGGAAGGGCTGTATTCTTTTGAGATATGAAGATAGAGCTGTTTTCCAATTAGAACAAATAGCAACTTACAATCCTAAAACTAGTAAAAAAGAAAACACGTTCATTACTTATGATGCAATACCATGCAATATTAACCCCATTTCTAGAGCGAGAAAGCAACTTGAATTTGGCGATGTAAAAAATGATGTGAGTGTTTTAAGAGTGAAAGAATCGATATCTTATCCTGTTAGTCACGTGTTGATTAATGGCATTCGCTACAAGATAGTTGATACAAGGGCATACAGACACGAAACGTCATATTACATCGAAGAGGTCAACTAATGAATATAGATGGATTAGGCGCGTTGTTAAACCAATTTCACGATATGAAAAACAACATTGAAGATGATGTAGACGACATTTTACTAGACAAAGCTAAAGAATACGTAGTAAGAGCTAAATTAAAAGCTAGAGAAGTAATGAATAAAGGTTATTGGACTGGTAATTTATCACGAAATATCAGATATAAAAAAACTGGCGATTTGCAATACACTATCACATCGCATGCAGCTTATAGTGGTTTCTTAGAATTTGGTACTCGATACATGGAGGCAGAACCTTTTATGTGGCCGGTATACGAAGTGATTAGGAAATCAACTGTAGAAGAATTGAAAGCGTTGTTTGAATAGGAGATAAAAGCATGACACCGAACTTACAACTTTATAATAAAGCGTATGAAACGCTACAAGGATATGGGTTCCCTGTTATTTCTCGTAAAGAGATGCAACAAGAGATTCCGTATCCTTTTTTTGTCATAAAAATGCCGGAGTCAAATAGAAGTAAGTACACCTTTGATAGTTATTCTGGCGACACGAATTTAGTTATTGATATTTGGAGTGTAAGCGATGATTTAGGACATCATGACGAACTCGTTAAAAGATGTATTGATGATTTAACACCTAGCGTTAAAACAAACAATTATGACTTTGAAGAAGACGATACTAACATCACACAGTTAGTTGATGATACTACCAATCAAGAATTGCTACACACATCAGTAACGATATCTTACAAAACATTTTAAAAACGGAGGAATATTGAATGGCAAATATGAAAAATAGTAATGATCGTATTATTTTGTTTAGAAAAGCTGGCGAAAAAGTAGATGCTACTAAAATGCTTTTTTTAACTGAATACGGCTTATCACATGAAGCTGATACAGATACAGAGGATACAATGGACGGTTCTTATAACACTGGTGGTTCAGTTGAATCAACAATGTCTGGAACTGCCAAAATGTCTTATGGTGACGCTTTTGCAGATGAAATTGAAGATGCGGTTGTAGACCGCGTATTGTATGAAGCTTGGGAAGTTGAAAGTAGAATACCGGGCAAAGGTGGAGATGCTACTAAATTTAAAGCGAAATATTTCCAAGGTTTCCACAATAAATTCGAATTAAAAGCAGAAGCTAACGGCATTGATGAATATGAATACGAATACGGAGTGAATGGTCGTTTCCAACGTGGATTTGCAACATTGCCTGAGGCTGTAACAAAGAAACTTAAGGCGGCTGGATACAAATTCCATGACACTACAAAAGAAGATGCGTTAACTGGCGAAGAGTTAACAGCAATTCCTCAACCTAAAGTGGATTCGCCATCGTCTGTACCAGGAGAAGTATAAAAATAGGGCTTAACGCCCTTTTTATTTTTGTTTAAATTAATCATGAATGGAGATTTTAAAGATGAATGTAGAAATTAATGGAAAGTCACTAGAGTTAAGCTTTGGTTTTAAATTTTTAAGAGAGATTGATAACAGATTGGGTTTAAAAGTAGAGCAAGCTTCTATTGGTCAAGGTGTATCAATGTTGCCTGTAGGTTTAGAAAGTGGAAATCCTGTTGTGATTGGCGAAGTTTTAATTGCAGCTACATCTCACTTAAAAAAACAAGCAATTACTATTAATAACATTGATGAAGCACTAGATGAAATAGCAGAAAATATCGGACTAGAAGAATTCGGTTCGGATATTTTAACGGAGTTGGGAAAGCGACCTATGACCCGAAACCTAGTAGAAGTAGTGGAAGCGGAAGAGAAACCAGCGGAAGCGTAATAACTTACGACAGAATCGTTATCACTTGTATGTCAACACTTGGTATTACAGATTTAAATGTTATTGAGCAAATGACATTAACAGAATATAACTATCGAATTTATGCGAAAGAATATGAAATGCTAACCCAAGAATTCGAACGTTACAAACTTGCGTTTGCTATTCGTGATGCTGCAGCTACTAAAAATGTTGGGACAGAAAATAAACCTAAAGAGGAATATGTTTTTAACAACGCAAACGACGTATTGCCTTATGAAGAAAATATCCAACGGCTTAACGAAGGTAAAGATATAAGATTTAGTAGCGAACGTGATGAATACGAACCACAAAATAATGAATTCTTTAAAGTTATAGCAGAATTTAATAAGCAATAGAAAGAGAGGTGTTAATGTGACGGAATATAAAATTAAAGCGACTATTGAAGCAAGTGTAGCTAAATTCAAAAAGCAAATTGATAGTGCGGTTAAGTCTGTGCAAAGATTCAAACGAGTAGCAGACCAAACTAAAGATGTCGAACTAAATGCTAACGATAAAAATTTACAAAAAACTATCAAAGTTGCTAAAAAGTCTTTAGATGCATTTAGCAACAAGCAAGCAAAAGCTAAACTAGATGCTAATATACAAGATTTACAACAAAAAGTATTAGAATCAAACTTTGAGCTAGATAAACTAAACTCCAAAGAAGCTAGCCCTGAGGTTAAACTACAAAAACAAAAGTTAACTAAAGATATCGCTGAAGCAGAAGCTAAATTATCAGAATTAGAAAAGAAACGTGTCAATATTGACGTCAATGCTGATAACAGTAAATTCAATCGAGTATTGAAAGTGTCTAAATCTAGTTTAGAAGCTTTTAATAGATCTAAAGCCAAAGCTATTATAGACGTGGACAATGGTGTTGCTAACTCTAAAATCAAACGCACTAAAGAAGAGCTTAAAAGTATTCCAAACAAAACTAGATCTCGGTTAGATGTAGATACAGGGCTTTCTATACCAACTATTTATGCGTTTAAAAAATCATTAGACGCATTGCCGAACAAAAAAACAACAAAGGTAGATGTCGATACTAATGGTTTAAAGAAAGCTTATGCCTACATAATAAAAGCAAATGACAATTTTCAAAGACAGATGGGGAATTTAGCTAATATGTTCCGTGTGTTCGGTACTGTAGGTTCTAATATGGTTGGTGGATTACTTACATCATCTTTTAGTATCTTAATACCTGTAATAGCGAGCGTAGTCCCTGTAGTATTTGCGCTATTAAACGCTATCAAAGTGTTAACTGGCGGTGTACTTGCTTTAGGTGGTGCGGTAGCAATAGCCGGCGCTGGCTTTGTAGCATTTGGCGCAATGGCTATCAGCGCTATAAAGATGCTTAATGATGGCACTTTACAAGCTAGCTCAGCAACAAACGAATACAAAAAAGCTTTAGATGGCGTAAAGTCAGCATGGACTGATATTATAAAGCAAAATCAATCCGCTATCTTCACAACTCTTGCAAATGGTTTAAATACTGTTAAAACAGCAATGCAGAGCTTACAACCGTTTTTTAGTGGTATTTCAAGAGGAATGGAAGAAGCGTCTCAAAGCGTGCTTAAATGGGCTCAAAATAGCGGTGTAGCATCAAGGTTCTTCAACATGATGAATACAACTGGTGTTTCGGTATTTAACAAGCTATTAAGTGCTGCAGGCGGTTTCGGTGATGGATTAGTCAATGTATTCACACAATTAGCACCACTGTTTCAATGGTCGGCTGATTGGTTGGATAGATTAGGTCAATCTTTCTCTAACTGGGCTAATAGTGCAGCTGGAGAAAATTCGATTACTCGTTTTATTGAATACACAAAAACAAATTTACCTATAATCGGCAACATTTTCAAAAATGTTTTCGCTGGAATTAATAATTTGATGAATGCATTTAGTGGATCGTCAACTGGTATATTCCAGTCTCTCGAACAGATGACAGCTAAATTTAGGGAATGGTCTGAACAAGTAGGACAATCTCAAGGGTTCAAAGACTTTGTCAGTTATATACAAACAAATGGACCACTAATAATGCAATTGATTGGAAACATCGCAAGAGGATTAGTTGCATTCGCAACAGCGATGGCTCCTATAGCTAGTGCGGTATTACGCGTTGCAGTAGCAATAACTGGTTGGATAGCTAACTTGTTTGAGGCGCATCCAGCTACAGCACAATTAGTTGGTGTCATTATAACTTTAGTTGGTGCATTTAGGTTTTTAATTGCTCCAATTTTAGCGACAATAGACTTTTTAGGAGTGTTTGGAATACGATTATTTGCATTAGTAAGTAAGTTCGGTTTATTAAGAGCGGGATTAACAATTTTAAAAGGTGCGTTCATGTTATTAAAAGGACCATTAAAGATTATATCAGTTATATTCCAACTGTTATTCGGTAAGATTGGATTAATTAGAAATGCTGTCACAGGACTAGTAACTGTGTTTGGTATTTTAGGTGGTCCAATAACAATAGTAATTGGTGTAATCGCTGCATTAATAGCTATATTCGTTTTATTGTGGAATAAAAATGAAGGATTCAGAAACTTTATTATAAATGCTTGGAATGCGATAAAAACGTTTATGGTTAATGTTTGGAATGTATTAAAAGCTGTAGCTTCGGTTGTATGGAATGCTATTTTAACAGCTATCACTACAGCAGTATCGAATGTTTACAATTTTATAATGATTATTTGGAATCAAATAGTTGCTTATTTGCAAGGGCTATGGAATGGAATTATCACTATTGCAACAACAGTATGGAACCTTTTAGTTACAATCATTACAACTGTTTTCACGACGATAATGACAATAGTTATGACGATATGGACAGCTATTTGGACATTCTTAAGTACAATCTGGAACACGATAATTACAATCGCTACTACGATTTGGAATTTGTTAGTCACTGTAATAACTACTGTGTTTACAACAATCATGACTATCACAATGACAATTTGGAACGCTATTTGGACGTTCTTACAAACGTTGTGGAACACTATAGTTACTGTGGCAACTACGGTTTGGAACGCTATCACTACAGCTATATCTACTGCATTACAAGCGGCATGGAGTTTTATTTCAAATATCTGGAATACAATTTGGAGTTTCTTATCTGGTATTTTAACGACTATTTGGAACAAAGTAGTAAGTATATTCACACAAGTTGTATCAACTATCTCAGACAAAATGTCTCAAGCTTGGAACTTCATTGTCACTAAAGGTATGCAATGGGTATCTACTATAACAAGTACGCTAATTAACTTTGTTAATAGAGTTATTCAAGGATTCGTCAATGTTGTAAACAAAGTTAGTCAAGGTATGACAAATGCAGTAAATAAAATAAAAAGCTTTATAGGAGATTTTGTGTCTGCAGGTGCTGATATGATCCGTGGTTTAATTAGAGGTATTGGACAAATGGCTGGCCAATTAGTAGACGCGGCTAAAAATGTTGCTAAGAAAGCTTTAGATGCAGCTAAAAGTGCTTTGGGTATTCACTCACCTTCACGTGAATTCATGGATGTTGGTATGTATTCAATGCTAGGTTTCGTTAAAGGTATAGATAATCATTCAAGTAAAGTTATCCGTAATGTTTCTAATGTTGCAGATAAAGTAGTTGATGCATTTCAACCTACATTAAACGCACCTGACATTTCTAGTATTACAGGAAACTTAAGTAATTTAGGTGGAAATATAAATGCGCAAGTACAACACACACATTCTATTGAAACATCACCGAACATGAAAACTGTAAAAGTTGAACTTGATATTAATAACGACGCACTTACTAGTATTGTTAACGGCAGAAATGCTAAACGCAATTCTGAGTATTACTTATAAAGGAGGTTACAAATGGACATAGAATTAACAAAAAAAGATGGTACTGTAATCAAATTAAGTGAATACGGGTTTATCGTTAACGATATAGTAATTGATAGCATGCAAATCAACACAAAGTATCAAGACAAAGAAAATATGAACGGTCGTATATTAATGGGGAGCAATTATATCAGTAGAGATATAGTTGTTCCTTGTTTTTGTAAAGTAAAAAATCGTTCAGACATTGCTTATATGCGAGATATGTTGTATTCGTTAACGACAGACATAGAACCAATGTATTTACGAGAAATCAGAAGAAAAGAGGAGTTGAATTACAGGTTTACTCAACCAACTTCTGATGATTACGTGAAATTAGATAAAAATAACTTCCCGGATTACGAATATTCAAGACACGATCAACAAATTTATGTAAACGGTAAACAGTATAAAGTTATTTTTAATGGAGTTATAAACCCTAAACAAAAAGGTAATAAAGTTTCTTTTGAACTAAAATTCGAAACTACAGAATTACCATACGGTGAAAGCATTGGAACAAGCCTAGAGCTAGAAGAAAACAAAAAGGTTGGATTGTGGTCGTTTGATTTTAATATCGATTGGCATGCAGGCGGAGACAAAAGAAAGTATACATTTGAAAATTTGAGCAAAGGTACAGTTTACTATCATGGTAGTGCTCCTAACGACCAATTCAACATGTATAAAAAGATAACAATTATTTTAGGCGAAGATACAGAATCGTTTGTATGGAATTTAACGCATGCTGAAATAATGAAAATCGAAGGGATCAAACTAAAAGCTGGAGACAGAATTGTTTATGATAGCTTCCGAGTTTATAAAAACGGTGTCGAAATAAGCACTGAAACGAACATAGCCCAACCAAAATTTAAATACGGAGCTAATAAATTTGAGTTTAATCAAACAGTTCAAAAAGTTCAGTTTGATTTGAAATTTTATTATAAGTAGGTGTCAGAATGACAATAATTGTAAGACCACCTAAAGGTAATGGCGCACCTGTACCAGTAGAAACAACTTTAGTGAAAAAAGTTAATGCTGACGGTGTGTTAACTTTTGATATTCTCGAAAACAAATACACTTATGAAGTTATTAACGCTATAGGGAAAAGATGGATTGTTAGTCATGTCGAAGGTGAAAATGACAAGAAAGAATATGTAATAACTGTCATTGATAGGAAATCAGAAGGCGACAGACAACTGGTTGAATGTACTGCTAGAGAGATTCCCATAGACAAGTTAATGATTGATAGAATTTATGTCAATGTAACAGGTTCTTTTACAGTAGAAAGATATTTTAATATTGTGTTCCAAGGTACTGGAATGATTTTTGAAGTCGAGGGCAAAGTTAAGTCTTCGAAGTTTGAAAATGGTGGTGAAGGCGATACAAGGTTAGAAATGTTTAAAAAGGGATTAGAACATTTCGGTTTAGAATATAAAATAACGTATGACAAAAAGAAAGACAGATATAAGTTTGTATTGACGCCTTTTTCAAATCAAAAAGCGTCTTATTTTATTTCTGACGAAGTCAACGCCAACGCTATAAAACTCGAGGAAGATGCAAGTGATTTCGCCACCTTCATTAGAGGATATGGTAATTATTCAGGAGAAGAAACATTCGAACACGCTGGGCTCGTAATGGAAGCTAGAAGTGCATTAGCTGAAATATACGGCGATATCCACGCAGAACCATTTAAAGATGGTAAAGTGACTGACCAAGAAACTATGAATAAAGAATTGCAATCGAGATTGAAAAAGTCGTTAAAACAATCTTTGTCTTTAGATTTTTTGGTCTTAAGAGAATCATATCCAGAAGCAGACCCACAACCCGGAGACATAGTACAAATAAAATCTACCAAACTAGGTTTGAATGATTTAGTCCGTATAGTACATGTTAAAACGATTAGGGGTATAAACAATGTAATTGTTAAGCAAGATATAACGCTTGGTGAGTTTAATCGAGAACAACGATATATGAAGAAAGTAAATACTGCTGCTAATTACGTTTCCGGATTAAACGATGTTAACCTTTCTAATCCTAGTAAAGCGGCAGAAAACTTAAAATCTAAAGTTGCATCGATAGCTAAATCCACACTTGATTTAATGAGTAGAACTGATCTAATTGAAGATAAACAACAGAAGGTAAGCTCTAAAACTGTGACTACATCTGACGGCACTATCGTTCATGATTTTGTGGATAAATCAAACATTAAAGATGTAAAAACAATTGGAACGATTGGCGATTCTGTAGCTAGAGGATCACATGCGAAAACAAATTTTACTGAAATGTTAGGCAAGAAGTTAAAAGCTAAAACGACAAACCTTGCAAGGGGTGGTGCTACGATGGCTACCGTGCCAATTGGTACAGACAAAACAGAAAACAGTATATATCGTCAGGCAGAACAAATAAGAGGTGATTTAATCATAGTTCAAGGTACTGATGACGACTGGCTTCACGGTTATTGGCAAGGAGTGCCGATTGGAGATAGCAAAATAGATTTAAAAACCTTTTATGGCGCTTTCTGTAGTGCTATTAACATTATAAAAGAAAATAACCCACAAGCTAAAATATTAGTCATGACAGCTACAAGACAATGTCCTATGGATGGCACTAAAATACGCCGTAAAGACACGGATAAAAATAAATTAGGGTTAACACTTGAAGACTATGTAAATGCTCAAGTTTTGGCTTGCAGTGAATTAGACGTGCCTGTATATGATGCATATCATACAGACTATTTCAAACCTTATAATCCTGCATTTAGAAAATCCAGCATGCCTGACGGGTTACATCCGAACGAACGAGGTCATGAAGTTATTATGTATGAACTTATTAAAAATTATTATCAGTTTTATGGATAATAAAGGAGGAAAACATGAGTAATAAACTAATTACAGATTTAAGCAGAGTTTTCGATTACAGGTATGTGGATGAGAATGAATATAATTTCAAACTCATTTCAGATATGCTTACTGACTTAAATTTCTCTCTTGAATACCATAGAAACAAAGAAGTATTTGCACATGACGGAGAGCAAATTAAGTATGAACACTTACAAGTTACTAGTAGTGTCTCTGACTTTTTAACATATCTAAATGGCCGTTTTAGCAATATGATTCTAGGTCATAACGGCGACGGTATTAATGAAGTAACAGATGCACGTGTTGATAATACTGGTTATGGTCACAAAACTTTACAAGATCGTTTGTATCATGATTATTCAAAGCTAGATGCTTTCACTAAAAAAGTTGAAAAGGCTGTAGATGAACACTACAAAGAATATCGAGCAACTGAATATCGATTCGAACCAAAAGAGCAAGAACCGGAATTCATCACTGACTTATCGCCGTATACAAATGCAGTAATGCAATCATTTTGGGTAGACCCTAAAACAAAAATTATTTATATGACACAAGCGCGTCCAGGCAATCATTACATGCTATCTAGATTGAAGCCTAATGGACAATTTATTGATAGACTGCTTGTTAAAAATGGCGGTCACGGCACACACAATGCGTATAGATACATTAATGGAGAATTATGGATTTATTCAGCTGTATTGGACAGTAACAAAAACAACAAGTTTGTACGTTTTAAATATAGAACTGGAGAGATAACGTACGGCAATGAAATGCAAGACGTCATGCCAAATGTATTTAACGATAGATATACGTCAGCAATTTATAATCCAGTAGAAAACTTAATGATTTTTAGACGTGAATATAAAGCCTCTGAACAACAAGCTAAAAATGCATTGAATTTTATTGAAGTAAGAAGTGCTGATGACATCGATAAGGGTATTGACAAAGTGTTATATCAAATGGACATACCGATGGAATATTCTTCGTTAACACAACCTATGCAAGGTATTGCTTATGATGCAGGTGTCTTATACTGGTACACTGGCGACTCAAATCCAGCTAACCCTAATTACTTGCAAGGCTTCGACATCAAAACGAAAGAATTGTTATTTAAACGTCGTATCGATATAGGCGGTGTGAATAACAACTTTAAAGGAGACTTCCAAGAAGCTGAGGGTCTCGACATGTATTACGATCTAGAAACGGGACGTAAAGCACTTTTAATCGGGGTAACTATTGGACCAGGTAACAACAGACATCATTCAATTTATTCTATCGGTCAAAGAGGTGTAAACCAATTCTTAAAAAACATTGCACCCCAGGTATCGATGACTGATTCAGGTGGACGTGTTAAACCACTGCCAGTTCAAAACCCAGCATATCTAAGCGATGTTACTGAAATTGGTAATTACTACTTATACTCTCAAGACACAAAGAACGCACTAGATTTCCCGTTGCCTAAAGAATTTAGGGATGCAGGTTGGTTCTTTGATGTATTACCTGGACATTATAACGGTGCGGTAAGACAAGTACTCACTAGAAATAGCACAGGTAGAAATATGCTCAAATTTGAGCGTGTTATCGACATCTTTAACAAGAAAAACAACGGCTCATGGAACTTTAACCCGCAGAGTGCTGGATATTGGGAACATATACCTAAGAGCATCACAAAACTATCCGACTTGAAAATCGTTGGCCTAGACTTCTATATCACGGCTGAAGAATCAAAACGCTTTACCGACTTCCCGAAAGACTATAAAGGAATTGCAGGTTGGGTGTTAGAAGTAAAATCGAATACACCAGGCAACACAACACAAGTGTTAAGACGTAATAACTTTGCATCTGCTCATCAGTTTTTAGTTAGAAACTTCGGAACTGGTGGCAATAGTGGTTGGAGCATTATAAAAGGCGAGGAGGTTAAGTAATGGTAGTAGATAATTTTTCGAAAGATGATAACTTAATCGAGTTACAAACAACATCACAATATAATCCGGTTATTGATACAAACATCAGTTTCTATGAATCAGATAGAGGAACTGGTGTTTTAAATTTTTCAGTAACTAAGAATAACAGACCGTTATCTATAAGTTCTGAACATGTTAAAACTTCCATCGTGTTAAAAACCGATGATTATAACGTTGATAGAGGCGCTTATATTTCAGACGAATTAACGATAGTAGACGCAATTAATGGGCGTTTGCAGTATGTGATACCGAATGAATTTTTAAAACATTCAGGTAAGGTGCATGCTCAGGCATTCTTTACACAAAACGGGAGTAATAATGTTGTTGTTGAACGTCAATTTAGCTTCAATATTGAAAATGATTTAGTTAGTGGGTTTGATGGCATAACAAAGCTTGTTTATATCAAATCTATTCAAGATACTATCGAAGCTGTCGGTAAAGACTTTAACCAATTAAAGCGAAATATGGCTGATACACAAACGTTAATAGCAAAAGTGAATGATAGTGCGACAAAAGGCATTCAACAAATCGAAATCAAGCAAAACGAAGCTATACAAGCTATTACTGCGACGCAAACTAGTGCAACACAAGCTGTTACAGCTGAATTCAATAAAATAGTTGAAAAGGAGCAAGCGATATTTGCGCGTGTTAATGAAGTTGAGCAACAAATCAATGGTGCTGACCTCGTCAAAGGTAACACAACGACAAATTGGCAAAAATCAAAAATTACTGATGATTATGGGAAAGCAATTGAATCGTCTGAACAGTCCATAGATAGCGTTTTAAGCGCAGTTAACACCTCTAGGATTATTCATATCACTAGCGCAACAGACGCGCCCTCATTCAAGGATATAGGCACTGTCGACACACCTAAAGAAGATGGTATTGACGATGGTTCAGATATTCCGGTAGCACCAAACACTTTAGGTAAATCAGGCGTGTTAGTTGTCTATGTTGTTGATGATAGTACTGCACGTGCAACATGGTATCCAGATGATTCAAATGATGAATATACAAAATATAAAATTGGTGGCACATGGTACCCATTCTATAAAAAGAATGACGGCGATTTAACTAAGCGATTTGTTGAAGAAACATCTAATAACGCTTTAAATCAAGCTAAGCAGTATGTAGATGATAAATTCGGAACAACGAGCTGGCAACAACATAAGATGACAGAGGCGAATGGTCAATCAATACAAGTTAACTTAAATAACGCGCAAGGCGATTTAGGAAACCTTTCTGCAGGTAATTACTATGCAACCAGAGTGCCGAATTTGCCAAGTGGCGCTGAAAGTTATGAAGGGTATCTATCTGTGTTCGTTAAAGATGAAACAAATAAGTTGTTTAACTTTACTCCCTCGAATTCTAAAAGAGTTTACACAAGATCTATTATAAATGGCAAACTCGATTCGCAATGGACAGTTCCAAACGAGCACAAAACCTCAGTTTTATTTGACGGTGCTGCAAGTGGTGTTGGAACAACAATCAACCTAACAGAGCCATATACTAACTATTCTGTATTGTTAATAAGCGGTACCTATCCTGGTGGCATTATAGAAACTTTCGGACTAACCGCATTGCCCAATGCAATTCAGTTAAGTAAAGCGAATGTAGTTGACACAGATGGCAACGGTGGCGGTATTTATGAATGTTTACTAACTAAAACGAGTAGCACTACTTTAAGGATAGATAACGATGTGTACTTTGATTTAGGTAAAACATCAGGTTCCGGAGCGAATGCCAACAAAGTCACTATAAACAAAATTATGGGGTGGAAATAATGAAAATCACAGTAAACGATAAAAACGAGGTTATCGGATACGTTAATACTGGCGGATTACGCAATAGTTTAGATGTAGATGATAACAATGTACCTATCAAATTCAAAGAAGAGTTCGAACCTAGAAAGTTTGTATTCACTAACGGCGAAATTAAATACAACAACAATTTTGAAAAAGAAGATGATTCGAACACACCTAGTCAACAAAATGCATCAGATTTGAGCGATGAAGAGCTCCGCCGAATGGTTGCTAGTATGCAAATGCAGATGACACAATTGAACATGTTAACGATGCAATTAACTCAACAAAACGCTAAGTTAACACAACAGTTGACTGAACTTAAAACTAATAAAACTAATACTGAGGGGGGACGTTTAAATGATGAAGATGATTTATCCAACTTTTAAAGATATCAAAACTTTTTATGTGTGGGGTTGTTACAAAAACGAGCAAATTAAGTGGTATGCGGATATGGGCGTTATTGACAAAGAAGAATATGCATTAATCACTGGAGAAAAATATCCAGAGACAAAAGATGAAAAGTCACAGGTATAATGCTTGTGGCTTTTAAATTTGAATAAAGTGGGTGTATGAATGTTTGGGCTTTTTAACAAACGCTTTTATGAGCAAAATTGGCGTATACAAAGACTTGAAGATAATGACAAAACAATGTTTGAGAAGTTAGACAAAATTGAACATGGTCAAAAAGCTCAAGAAAAAGTAAGCGATAAACTAGATAGAACGCTCGACGAGATGAAGCGAGAAAGAGAATTAGACAAAGAAATGAAAGAAAAGAACGCTAAAAATATCAAAGATTTAAAAACGTGGGTTATGGGGCTTATAGGTACTATTTTAGGTTCATTAATCATCGCGATTTTAAGAACTGTTTTTGGTATTTAAAGGAGGTGTTAACTATGCTAAAAGGCTTGTTAGGTTATAGTTTTTGGTCATGCTTTTGGTTTGGGAAATGCAAATAATTTTTAAAGGTCAGTGCTTCGGCACTGGCTTTTTATTTTGATTGAAATGAGGTGCATACATGGGATTACCTAATCCAAAGACTCGAAAACCTACAGCTAGTGAAGTGGTGGAGTGGGCACTGTATATGGCTAAAAACAGAAGAGTTATAGATGTTGACAGAGCATACGGCGGGCAATGTTGGGATGTTCCTAACTATATTTTAGAACGATATTGGGGGTTCAGAACTTGGGGCAACGCAAATGCTATGGCTCAAAAATCCAATTATCGCGGTAGAGATTTTAAAATTTATAGAAACACAGCTAGTTTTACGCCTAAGCCGGGAGATTGGGCAGTTTGGGCTAATAGAAACCCGGGTCATGTAGCGATAGTTGTTGGTCCAGCTGATAAAAATGCGTTTGTTTCAGTAGATCAGAATTGGTATACAGCTAATTGGTCTGGCAGTCCTCCCTATAAAATCAAACATACTTATCACGATGGGCCTGGAGGAGTAACACATTTTGTTAGACCACCATATCATCCAGACAAAACTACACCGGCACCCCAACCGGTACCTAAACCGAAAGATGATAGTGATGATAAGGAAAAGAATAATAAAAAAGTTCCGATTTGGAAAGACGTAAAAACTATAAAGTACACTATTTCTAGCCAAGAGGTTAATTATCCGGAATATATTTATCACTTTATAGTAGAGGGTAATCGACGACTCGAAAAACCTAAAGGGATAATGATTAGAAATGCTCAAACAATGAGTTCAGTAGAAAATTTATATAACAGTAGGAAGAAATACAAACAAGATGTGGAATATCCCCACTTTTATGTTGATAGACATAACATTTGGGCTCCTAGAAGAGCGGTATTTGAGGTTCCTAATGAACCTGATTATATAGTTATAGACGTATGCGAAGATTATAGCGCGAGTAAAAATGAATTTATTTTCAATGAAATTTACGCAATGGGTGTAGCGGTAGACATGATGGTTGAATACGAGATACCTCTAAGTATTGAAAATCTTAAAGTAGACGATAGCATTTGGCGTTCGATGTTGGAACATGTTAATTGGAATATGATTGACAACGGTGTTCCTCCTAAAGATAAATATGAAGCGTTAGAAAAGGCATTACTTAATATATTTAAAAACAGAGAAAAATTATTAAATTCTATAACTAAACCAACAGTAACAAAATCTAGAATAAAAGTTATGGTAGATAATAAAAACGCTGATATAGCTAATGTAAGAGACTCATCACCAACAGCTAACAATGGTTCGGCATCTAAGCAACCGCAGATTATTACCGAAACAAGTCCTTATACATTCAAACAAGCACTGGATAGACAAATGTCTAGGGGTAACCCGAAAAAATCTCATACATGGGGCTGGGCTAACGCTACACGAGCTCAAACGAGCTCGGCAATGAATGTTAAGCGAATATGGGAAAGTAACACACAATGCTACCAAATGCTTAATTTAGGCAAGTATCAAGGTGTTTCAGTTAGTTCGCTTAATAAGATACTTAAAGGCAAGGGGACATTGAATAATCAAGGTAAAGCGTTCGCAGAAGCTTGTAAAAAGCATAACATTAATGAAATTTATTTGATCGCACACGCTTTCTTAGAAAGTGGATATGGAACAAGTAACTTCGCAAGCGGAAAAGATGGGGTGTACAACTACTTTGGTATAGGTGCTTACGACAACAATCCTAACTACGCAATGACGTTTGCAAGGAATAAAGGTTGGACATCTCCAGCAAAAGCAATCATGGGCGGTGCTAGCTTCGTAAGAAAGGATTACATCAACAAAGGACAAAATACACTGTACAGAATCAGATGGAATCCTAAGAATCCAGCTACACATCAATATGCTACTGCTATAGAGTGGTGCCAACATCAAGCAAGTACAATCGCTAAGTTATATAAACAAATCGGCTTAAAAGGTATCTACTTCACAAGAGATAAATATAAATAAAGAGGTGTGTAAATGTACAAAATACAAGACATTGAAACGCGAATAAATAAAAAAACAGTTGATATCGGCGACATAGGTTGTCGCTTCTACACAGAAGACGAGAACACAGCTTATGTCAGAATCGGTATCAACGACGAAAAAGGCAGAATCAACTTCAAAGAAAGTAATTTGACCCCTAAGTTACATCTGTTCGCGGAAGATGGTTCTATATTCAAAAATGAGCCAGTTTTAATCGACGATAATGTAAAAGGGTTCCTTACCTACAAGATACCCAAAAACGTTATTAAACACGTCGGTATGGTGCGTTGTAAGTTGTTTTTAGAGAATGACCACGAAAGAATACACGTTGCAAACTTCCATTTCTACATTATCGATAGTGGTATAGATAACGCAGTGCAAAAAGAGGTGTCTATCACATTAGTTGAGGACACTGTAAAAAGAATTATCCGTACAAACGCTAGTGAGTTACTAGGAGACGACTTCAAAGAAACGTTAAACACAACTGCTAAGCAATACATCGCTGACAATGCAGACAAGTTTAAGGGCGAGCGTGGAGAACGTGGAGAAAAAGGAGAAGCGGGCGAACGAGGTGCGCAAGGCATTGCGGGAACCAGCGCTGATATAACTGACGCAATTGGTAACTTCTCTAATTTAAAAGATGTTGTCAATTTACCTTTACAACCAAATTTTGTTGAAGAGGTTAACAAGTTATCTACAACTAAAGGAGATATGACAGTTAGTATCGTACATGCACCATCTCAAACATTCCATGTAGTGCAACCAATAAGTAGTAGTCGAGCTTTAAGAGTTTGGTTCAATAAAAACCAGAAAGATGACTATATCATTTTTAGAGAGACAGAAATAGGAGACTACGCCAACGAAAACAAATCGATCGGGTACCAAAATTTAGAAATGGTTGATAGTAGTATGTTCAATACTTCTTATGCACCAAACTATTATGCAACTACTGTAGGTGCAACACTCAAAGGAACAATTATTGCGGATAAAATCAATTTCACATCTTATTGCAATAACGTTGGCGGTATTTGGGAAGCGATACTTGATGAGGGAACAATTAACGAACAGAGAAAAACTATTTCTACGTATAGCAGTACCAATAAAGTTGATAACGAGCAACTACTTTTCGATAACTTAGATTATAAAAAACATACACTGAAATTAGTATACAAAGGTCAAGACCCTAGCTATCCAGTTTCATCTCCTAGAGGTTGGTTATATTTTGGTGGCGCGCGTCCACAAGATGTTAAAGGTACAATCAACGTGTTTAAATTAGTTCCGGTTGTAACAAATGTCACGCAATCACTTTATAGCTACTCTAACAAAGACGTTGCAATGCAAATTAGAGGCGCTAACAATTCAACTGGAGAGCAATTTGTGCCAGAACATAATGGAATAGCGACAGCTTTTAAAAACAAAGAGGCTAAGTTATTAGGAGACAATAAAGAATTACCATTTATCACTGATAGAGTTTATACAGATATCAAAAATGTTAGCTTAGTTCAGAATATTAACGGTCGAGTTGATAGCGACGATTTAGTCAATATCATTACAAACCACTCAATTAAAAATGGTGCAATTTCGGTATATGGAAGTGTTAAGTTTTTAAAAAACACATATGTCAAAACAGCATACGCTGGCATGGTGCCGTATTTCACTAAAAACGTTAACAAAATTAAATCGTCATTGAACAACACATATAAACCAGATATAAGCGGAACATATAGAATTGAGAAGATGCCCGAAAAACTGCAAGCTAAATCATATGTATTAAGTAATGATACTAATGATGTTATTACGGCTTTTGAATTTGAAAATATTATCAAAACAAACAGAATTAACGACAATGCGATAAAAGGCGATACATGGATAGAGCACCGCAACGCAGATATGGGCAAGATTTATAACCAACAATTTAAAGAAGAAACAATTGAAGCGGGTTATGAATGGCAATTCAAACTGAATTACAGAACAACAGAAATACCATACGCAAACACATTAATTTAAAGCTAACCTTTCGAGGTTGGCTTTTTATTTTGGATAAAAGGAGCAAACAAATGGATATTAACTGGAAATTGAGATTTAAAAACAAAGCAGTATTAACAGGTTTAGTTGGTGCATTGTTGCTATTTATCAAGCAAATCACGGATTTATTCGGATTAGATTTATCTACTCAATTAAATCAAGCTAGCGCAATTATAGGCGCCATCCTCACGTTACTTACAGGTATTGGCGTTATTACTGACCCGACGTCAAAAGGTGTTGCCGATTCATCTATAGCACAGACATATCAAGCGCCTAGAGATAGTAGCAAAGAAGAACAACAAGTGACTTGGAAAACTTCACAAGATACTAGCTTAACACCGGAATTAAGCGCGAAAGTACCGAAAGAGTATGACACATCACAGCCATTTACAGACGCCTCTAATGAGGTTGGTTTTGACGTGAACGAATATCATTATGGAGGTGGCGACAATGCAAGCAAAACTAACTAAAAAAGAGTTTATAGAGTGGTTGAAAACATCTGAGGGAAAACAATATAATGCGGACGGATGGTATGGATTTCAATGCTTTGATTATGCTAATGCTGGTTGGAAAGCTTTGTTCGGATTACTTTTAAAAGGTGTAGGTGCAAAAGATATTCCATTCGCCAACAATTTTGACGGACTAGCTACTGTATACCAAAATACACCAGACTTCTTAGCGCAACCTGGCGACATGGTTGTATTCGGTAGTAATTATGGTGCAGGATACGGTCATGTTGCATGGGTAATTGAAGCAACTTTAGATTATATCATTGTATATGAGCAGAATTGGCTCGGCGGTGGCTGGACAGACGGTGTACAACAACCTGGCTCTGGTTGGGAAAAAGTTACAAGACGCCAACACGCTTACGACTTCCCTATGTGGTTTATCCGTCCTAACTTCAAAAGCGAAACAGCTCCACGATCAGTACAATCTCCTACGCAAGCATCTAAAAAGGAAACGGCTAAGCCACAACCTAAAGCGGTAGAACTTAAAATCATCAAAGATGTGGTTAAAGGTTATGATCTACCTAAGCGTGGTAGTAACCCTAACTTTATAGTTATTCACAACGACGCAGGAAGCAAAGGAGCAACAGCAGAAGCATATCGTAATGGATTAGTTAACGCGCCATTATCGAGACTAGAGGCAGGTATTGCGCATAGTTACGTATCAGGTAACACGGTTTGGCAAGCCTTAGACGAATCGCAAGTAGGTTGGCATACAGCGAACCAAATAGGCAATAAATATGGTTACGGTATTGAAGTGTGCCAATCAATGGGAGCAGATAATGCGACGTTTTTAAAAAATGAACAGGCGACTTTCCAAGAATGTGCTAGATTGTTGAAAAAATGGGGATTACCAGCAAACCGTAACACAATCCGATTACACAACGAATTCACTTCAACATCATGCCCACACAGAAGCTCAGTATTGCACACTGGTTTTGACCCAGTAACTCGTGGTCTATTGCCAGAAGATAAACGACTACAACTTAAAGACTACTTTATCAAGCAAATTAGAGCATACATGGATGGTAAAATACCGGTTGCTACTGTCTCAAATGATTCAAGTGCTTCAAGTAATACAGTTAAGCCAGTTGCGAGTGCATGGAAACGTAATAAATATGGTACTTACTACATGGAAGAAAGTGCTAGATTCACAAACGGCAATCAACCAATCACAGTAAGAAAAGTGGGGCCATTTTTATCTTGTCCAGTGGGTTATCAGTTCCAACCTGGTGGATATTGTGATTATACAGAAGTGATGTTACAAGATGGCCACGTTTGGGTAGGATATACATGGGAGGGGCAACGTTATTACTTGCCTATTAGAACATGGAATGGTTCTGCCCCGCCTAATCAGATATTAGGTGACTTATGGGGAGAAATCAGTTAATATAAAATTGTGGTGAGTCTTTTCTAGGCGGGTGCATTATATGCATTCGCCTTTTTTATTTGCATTAAAAAATAATTGTGGTATTATTTCTATATATTTTATTCAAGATTTCTCTCTCAAGTTGAAATCGTGAGTAGTAGGCAGGTACTTCGGTACTTGCCTATTTTTTATTTTATAATTACATGTGTATATAGTAGGAATGAACTATATAGCCCGGCAGAGGCCATATATCTGACTGTCGGTCTCACAGGAGACATCTTCCTTGTCATCACTCGATACATATATCTTGATAACATAGAGTTGTTACAGTCGCTACACCTCCCATACTAGTTGCTGGGTGGTTGTTTTTTGTTCGCCATTATGTTCTGTCTATTCCTTATGTAATAAGTTGTGTATTATATATTTAACTATGATTAAAAATATGTAGGCAAACAACGGAAAGCTAGTGTCAATTTTAAATATAGAAACCCAAATACTACTTTGGATTTGGACAGTACTTTTATAATACATCAAGGTATTCAATATGGTTTAGGAGTAAGATTATAATTGATTAATTTTAAAAAATGTTATAATGGTAATAACCAAAGATACCTTTCTTGATTAGTTTGTAAATGATGCTTTTCTTTACAAATATTTTTTATATTATCTAACGGCCACCAATTTGTGAGTGTTTTTATAATAAAATAGAAATTACGGTACACATCTGCGGAGTGTGCTTGAGGTAGACTGTTGCGACGGTCGCCTCTTTTTTATTCTTACACAACCAACAAAACCACACCACCTATTAATTTAGGAGTGCGGTTAAAAATTAACGTTCCTAAAACGTTCCTAATAACTCTAATTGACCGTTGTTATAGGCTTTTAAAACTCCCTTACCTTCCGTTATAGCGCTTAAAATGGTTTTACCCATTTTAAGCGCTATTTTTAAGGTTTTTTGTCTATTATCTGAGTCGCTTAGTTTAAAATGTGTTTGTTCAATTGTAAATAGGATTGTTAAGTTTTAAAATCGTAATCAAAAAATATTAGTGAATATTTAAAGGTTAAAACCAGAATTTTTTAATTTATATTGAAAAATTTCTATAAGAAAACTTTTTGTGTAGGAGGGATATTATAAAAAAGAGTAAAGCAATGTTAAATGTATTATTATTAATTATATATTTAATTGCAATATGTAGTGTAAACAATGCATATGCAAATGAAGAAAATCCTAAAATTGAGGATTTGTGTAAGAAGTCAAGTGTAGACGATATTGCTCTACATAATATTGATAAAGACTATATGACTAATCGCTTTACAATAAATGAGTCACCTGTATTAACTACAGAAAAATTTTTAGATTTTGATTTATTATTTAAAAATTTTACTTGGTTAGATGGAAAATCTGCTGAATTTAAAGATTTAAAAGTAGAATTTAGCTCATCGGAAATTTCCAAAGAGTATTTTGGAAAAACTGTAGATATTTATGGTGTCTATTATAAAGCGCATTGTCATGGTGAGCATCAAGTGAAAACTGCCTGTACTTATGGCGGGGTAACACCTCATGAAAATAATAAGTTAAACGAACCTAAAGAAATAGGAGTAGCTGTGTATAAGGATAATGTAAATGTTAATACATTTATCGTTACTACAGATAAAAAGAAAGTTACTGCACAAGAACTTGATATTAAAGTAAGAACAAAATTAAATAATGTATATAAATTATATGACCGAATGACTAGTGATGTACAAAAAGGTTATATTAAATTCCATTCGCATTCGGAGCATAAAGAATCATTTTATTATGATTTATTTTATATTAAAGGAAATTTACCAGATCAATGTTTGCAAATTTATAATGATAATAAAACAATAGATTCATCAGACTATCATATTGATGTTTATTTATTTACATAACAATCTAAAAGTTGATGCATATCAACTTACAATCCTATAAAGAACTATAGATATTAACATATTTTTTACAAAGTAGCTTAGTAAATGACGATGAACGATTAATAATTCAAATCTAACTTTATTACTATAAAAAGCTTTCTATTTTATTATAGATAACAAAAGTAGATTAACGAGTAATAGTATATAAGTGGGATAGAGTCATGATGATTTAAGAAGAAGAATGGTTTTTTACAATAAAAGGATAATAAAGATAGGCATATTTAATTATAGGAGAAATATAAAATGAAATGAATACTTATCATTGTTGTTTTATTGTTTTGTTATTCGGAAAATCATATCGCAACCGCTGATGTCGGAGTTTTGAATCTTATGAACTATTATGGTAGCTATCCAATTGAAAGCCATCAAAATATTAATCCTGACAATAATAGTTTTTCACATCAATTAGTTTTTTCTAAGGATAATTCGGCAGTAACTGCTGAATTTAAGAACGTTGAAGATGTAAAAAAATTCAAAAATCGTGCTGTTGATGTATACGGCCTAAGTTATAGTGGATATTGTCTAAAAAATAAATATATGTACGGAGGAGTTACTTTAGCGGGTGATTATTTAGAGAAGTCTAGATGTATTCCTATTAATCTTTGGGTTAATGGCAACCATAAAACAATTTCTACTGACAAAGTATCAACTAATAAAAAGATAGTAACAGCTCAAGAAATTGATACTAAATTAAGAAGATATCTACAAGAAGAATATAATATTTATGGCTTTAATGATACAAATAAAGGAAGAAATTACGGTACAAAATCCAAGTTTTTTTTCTGGATTTAATACTGGGAAAATTTCATTTCATTTGAATGACGGTACATCATTCTCTTATGACTTATTTGATACCGGAACAGGGCAAGCTGAAAGTTTCCTAAAAATATATAATGACAACAAAACTGTCGAAACTGATAAATTCCATTTAGATGTAGAAATATCTTATAAGGACGAAAGTTGAAGTATTTCAATCATAACTTAGAAAAGGAAATGCCATGAAAAAATTTAAATATAGTTTTATAGTAGTTTTTATATTATTTTTTAACGTTTATGACCTTTCGTATGCGCAAGGAGATATTGGTGTAGGTAACTTAAGAAATTTCTATACAAAATATGATTATATAGATTTAAAAGGCGTCACAGATAAAAACCTACCTACTGCAAATCAACTCGAATTTTCAACCGGTCCCAATGATTTGATCTCAGAATCTAATAATTGGGACGAAATAAGTAAATTTAAAGGAAAGAAACTGGATATTTTTGGCATTGATTATAATGGTCCTTGTAAATCTAAATACATGTATGGAGGGGCCACTTTATCAGGACAATACTTAAATTCTGCTAGAAAAATCCCTATAAATCTTTGGGTTAATGGCAAGCATAAAACAATTTCTACTGACAAAATAGCAACTAATAAAAAACTAGTAACAGCTCAAGAAATTGATGTTAAATTAAGGAGATATCTTCAAGAAGAATACAATATATATGGTCATAATAACACTGGTAAAGGCAAAGAATATGGGTATAAATCTAAATTTTATTCAGGTTTTAATAAGGGGAAAGTTCTATTTCATTTAAATGATGAAAAATCATTTTCATATGATTTGTTTTATACAGGAGATGGAGTGCCTGTAAGTTTTTTGAAAATTTATGAAGATAATAAAATAATAGAATCTGAAAAATTTCATCTTGATGTCGAAATATCATATGTAGATAGTAACTAATGATAATTAGTTTTAACACTAAAATGCGAATTTATATGAAATTAACATATGTATTAACTATTTAAATTTTAATGACTTTAAGGGTAATGTGTACGTTTAATATTACCTGGAATACATCAAATTTATAAAAATTTAAAATATGGAGTTGTTGGAATGAAGTTATTTGCTTTTATCTTCATATGTGTTAAGTCTTGCAGCTTACTATTTATGTTAAATGGCAATCCTAGACCAGAACAATTGAATAAAGCGAGTGAATTCACTGGTCTAATGGATAATATGAGGTATTTGTATGACGATAAACACGTATCAGAAACAAACATTAAAGCCCAAGAGAAGTTTTTACAACATGATTTATTATTTAAAATAAATGGCTCTAAAATTGATGGTTCTAAAATTTTAAAAACAGAATTTAATAATAAAAGCCTTTCGGATAAATACAAAAATAAAAACGTAGATTTGTTTGGGACAAACTATTATAATCAATGCTATTTTTCAGCGGATAATATGGAATTAAATGATGGTAGACTAATTGAAAAAACGTGTATGTATGGCGGTGTGACCGAGCATGATGGAAATCAAATAGATAAAAATAATCTAACTGATAACTCTCATAATATCTTAATTAAAGTATACGAAAACGAAAGAAACACATTATCTTTTGATATATCTACCAATAAGAAAAACATAACAGCACAAGAAATAGATTATAAAGTTAGAAACTATTTACTTAAGCATAAAAATTTATATGAATTTAATAGTTCGCCTTATGAGACTGGCTATATAAAGTTTATCGAAGGAAATAGTCATTCATTTTGGTATGATATGATGCCTGAATCTGGTGAAAAATTTTATCCGACTAAATATTTACTAATTTATAATGATAATAAGACAGTTGAGAGTAAATCTATTAATGTAGAAGTTCATTTAACCAAAAAATAATTGAGGGAGAGTATATTATAAAAAATATTAAAAAGTTTATGAGATTGTTCTACATAGCTGTAATTATAATAACTTTATTATGTCTTATAAATAATAAATATGTTAATGCTGAAGTAGACAAAAAAGTTTTAAAGAAAAAATCTGATATAGATAGTAGTAATTTATTTAATTTAACAAGCTATTATACTGATATAACGTGGCAATTAGACGAGTCAAATAAAATTAGTACAGATCAACTACTGAATAATACTATAATATTAAAAAACATTGATATATCCGTACTTAAAACTTCTAGTTTGAAAGTTGAGTTTAACTCAGCAGATTTAGCAAATCAATTTAAAGGGAAAAATATAGATATTTATGGACTGTATTATGGAAATAAATGTGTAGGCTTAACTGAAGAAAAAACATCGTGCTTAAACGGAGGAGTTACGATACATGATGGAAATCAATTAGATGAAGAGAAAGTTATAGGCGTTAATGTATTTAAAGATGGTGTCCAACAAGAAGGTTTTGTTATAAAAACTAAAAAGGCTAAAGTAACAGTACAAGAATTAGATACTAAAGTTCGATTTAAATTAGAAAATTTATATAAAATATACAATAAAGATACCGGTAACATACAAAAAGGATGCATTTTCTTTCATTCTCATAATCATCAAGATCAATCATTTTATTATGATTTATATAACATAAAAGGTTCAGTAGGAGCAGAGTTTTTTCAATTTTATAGTGATAATAGAACAGTTAGCTCATCTAATTATCATATCGATGTATTTTTATATAAAGATTAAGTGATTGATGATTATCAACTGAATCATGAAAATAAACTATTATATGAGGGGACAACGATTTGAATTGTAGTAAAATTTGAAATTTATATATTATCTTGAATACGGATTCAAAATTATTTGTTGTAATTAGTAATAATGATAAATAGAATGTTAATTTATTTTGCTAGTGAATTTTTATTTTTAAAACTAATGTTATCGACACACTACACCCTACACCATGAACTATCTATAAGCGTGAATTTATAATAAGTTTCATTGTTAAATAGACTGAATAAGTTAGAGGAGGTTTTATGAAGAAATTATCTACTGTAATTATTATTTTGATTCTAGAAATAGTTTTTCATAATATAAATTATGCGAATGCCCTACCTGATCCTAAAATAGACGAACTAAATAAAGTAAGTGATTATAAAAGTAATAAGGGAACTATGGGAAATGTAATGAATCTTTATATGTCTCCACCTGTTGAAGGAAGAGGAGTTATCAATTCTAGACAGTTTTTATCTCATGATTTAAATTTTCCAATTGAGTATAAGAGTTATAATGAGGTTAAAACTGAATTAGAAAATACAGAATTAGCTAACAATTATAAAGGTAAAAAAGTAGACATTTTTGGTGTTCCATATTTTTATACATGTATAATACCTAAATCTGAACCGGATATAAACCAAAATTTTGGAGGTTGTTGTATGTATGGTGGTCTTACATTTAATAGTTCAGAAAATGAAAGAGATAAATTAATTACTGTACAGGTAACAATCGACAATAGACAATCACTTGGATTTACAATAACTACAAATAAGAATATGGTTACTATTCAAAAACTAGATTACAAAGCAAGACACTGGCTCACTAAAGAAAAAAGCTATACGAGTTTGATGGTTCTGCATTTGAATCTGAATATATAAAATTTACTGAAAAGAACAATACAAGTTTTTGGTTTGACTTATTTCCTAAAAAAGAACTAGTACCTTTTGTTCCATATAAGTTTTTAAATATTTACGGAGATAATAAAGTAGTTGATTCTAAGAGTATTAAAATGGAAGTATTTCTTAATACTCACTGATAGTATATTTAATACCACTATACAATCATAAAGTGCGTTTTTCGAAGTTTTGTTCTAAGTGCTTTATAGATTCATGTAAATAGTTAGTTTATTGCTGTTTGAATTATTTAATTTTTCTCAATGATTTATTCTAAATATTTTTTATATTACTTTGATAAAAATCTGTCTAAAATTCTATTTGAATTGACTGTCAATAGCGGTTTGATATTGTTGTGATTTTAAATGTATTTTTACTTTTATAATCTTTTAGTCGACATGACTCACCAGTGGAAATGATAATTTAATAACGTACATTTTTGATTGTTTAAGAATGTACAATTTTTTAACACTCTAGAGGTAAATATATCGAGGTAATCCGCATACTCCGTTAATTTAACGGAAATACAATGAAATGTTAGTATTCTTAAAAGAGCAAGTGTCAAATACGTATCAAGAAAAAGATTTTCTGATTCGTTGACATTGCTCTTTTTGTCCTAAAATAAAACGTGCAAATAAAAAAGTATCTACTTTTTTACTTGCACGATATGATTTGAAAATTAAAGAATTACAAATAGGGGTCTAATGTTAATTTATGAGGTTAAAGTTTCAATGATTTTTGATTTATTAGACCATTTTAATATCTCAAGGTTCTCATGTTCTGCTACAGTTTGTGCTCTTTCATTTATCGGATGATCTACATCATTTACAATTATTAACATGATAGGTTCTAATTTGTTTCTGGATGGTCTGTTTGGTTTGATATCACGGTAAATATAAGCTTCATTAGTTATTTTGTTAAAATCTAAGTTATTTGTAAAGTTAACTAGTTTTTCTGGTTGTGATTTTGTTTCTGAAACAATATAATCAATAGAATATTTTAAACCTGATTCTCCAGAAACAGAAACTTGTGCTAAACCTCTTATTTCTCGGTCATATAAGAATTCAAATACTTCTTCATAGAATATGTTTGTAACGTTAGATTTAGTAGTTAAAGTAAGGTCATAAATTTTCAATATGCCTTGAATTAAATTATGTTTAGACTGAGCAAAACTCTCATTTTTAACATCCGCTGTAATTTCTTTATCAACTAATTTTAAATTAAATTGATTTAAAATATTCTGTATAAGTTTAGTTCTCGTTTTTGTGTTTATATCTATACCCAACATTTCTAATTCATTAATCGTCAATCCGTCATCTGATAGACAAATTTCATTATTAGGTAGTGTATCAGCATATATTCTAATAAAATCATTCAAATGATTCTTAAAGGGAGTAGTAATTTCTGTAGAACTATCTAATTCTTTGAAGATATAATTTTGTTTTAACCAGTTGAAATATTCGTTCATTCTTTCTTCGATAGTCTTCACTTAGTATCCCTCCATTTCTTTTACAGTAATCTTGGTTCTATTATAACATTATCGTGTTTTATATTAGTATACTTCATAAAGAAGTCTAATGATTCTATAATTTCATCTGTTAATTCTAAATCTTCAATATCTTTTAATGGGATCGCAATACCACCATTATTATATTCTTCAGTATATATGTGTATATGTGGCGTAGGTATTCTTTCATTATTTGGTGGATTTGCATGATCACTACCATTAACATCGAACCTAATCATATCAGCGGTTAAACCATAAATACTTGGTTTTAAAAGAAAATCGGTTTTAAAAAATCGAATCACGATTAATTCAGAAGAGTAGTGGTATTTTTAAATTTTACTTAATGATATTGCTAAGTTCTGGAGTAAATCCAGTAGGACGACCACAAAGTTTTCTTGTAGTTACATAATTCTTTTGAGCCGTTTCAGCTTGATATAACATATTTATATTATTTCTGCTAATTGCACGTAAGATAGTAGATGCGGATTGTTTTAATTTACGTGCAATAGGTCTTAAAGAATAATTTTCTCTATACGTGCTCAGTTAGTATAAGATAGTTATCGCTCATATTGGCAATACTTAAATGTGTTTTCGTGGTTGTAAAAACCTCACAATAAAGTGCCCATTGTGGGTGTTTTTATGAATTTTTATTGGGTTGCACTTAATATTACAATGTATTGATTAATAAAAAATTACTTTTTACAATAATTACATTCATATCCAAAACCATAAAACCTTTTACAATTTGGTTGTTTTTTATTGATATATGACATACTCACAAAAGTTGGCAAAAAATAATAAGGGTAGGAGGGCTACCCAAATTTTTAGAGTGAAGTTAATCTTAAAGTTTCTCTGTATTGTAAAGCTTTTGGTTCATCAATGAATTGAACTGTGCTATTGTGTTCTGATAAAACTTTATCTTTAATTTCATTAATATTAACTTTAAAGAATTCTTTTCTTCCGTTAACTTTATTAACTTTATATTTTTTAAAGTATTCGTGTAATTTGTTTTCAAGCTCAAAAGCATTTTCAGAGAAAATTAAAGCGTGCACATCGAATTCAAAGGGAACAGATGCGCTACTTAATTCATTAATTCTATCCATTGGTTCTAATCTACGGGTTACACCAATCTTATAAACATTTTCTCCAAATGAACCGATGTTTGATATTATATAAACAAACCCTGATTGAGCATTATCTTTTCTGTCCTCTACATTTTCTCTTTCAGAATTTAAATCTTTGAGTGATTGATCTAATTCTCTAATCTTTTCAATATATAATTCTTTTTCGACTTGTAAATCTGTGTTATTTAAATACATTGTCAGCTTTTTGATTTCATTATTGTGGTGTCTAATGTCTTTATCAAGCTCTTTTAGTTTTTTCTCCATTTCTTTTTCTGTTAGTTCTATTTCTTTCAGTCTAGCTCGTTCTTCTCTTCTTATGATTTTTTCATCTTCTATCTTAATTTGATATTTGTTCATTAAATCTAACATCTCAAGTTTTATGTCAAGTAAAGCTTCAGGAATATGTACATTATCCGTTTCAAATATTTTATTTATCCCTTCATAACTTTTAAATATTTTGTTCTGCATGCTTTCGATATTTTTGCTATTTACTTTATTAATTAATTGAGAAGTTTCAGCATTAAATAATCGTATGATTTGCTTGGCCTGCGCATTTTGATGTCTCTTATTCTCCGTAGAAACATTAAATATTTTCACTTCTTCAAGATTTAGTAATTCTTTTTCTTTCATTTGTAATTTTTTAATATATGTATTAATTTGAGATGAGTCTACTTCAACTAAATCAAAGGGATAAATTAATTCTATATCATATTTAAATAATTCATCATTCAAATAACTAGTAACGTGTTCAAGTTCTTTAGTACCTTCTTCTATACTAGATATTAAATCTTTTTTTAGATTCTTCAATTCTTGTATTTCACGCTTGATTTTTTGATTTTCAATGTTGATACTTTTATTTTTTTCTTTCAAGTTTTGAAGTGTTACTAAATCGGGTTCTACAAATTTATTAACAAGTATTAATTTAGATAATGCATATATTGATAAACTGAACGGGATTATTGCTATACCTGGTGTGCCTATACTAAAGAAAGATGTTACTAAGATTGTCCATATTACCCATTGCTTTTTTAAAATTTCTTTTTTCATTTACCTATTCTCCTTAATTTGAATTTATGTGTATTTAAATACTCTCGATGGCTTAATTGCTTTAGAGTTTTGACGCAGTGAGAACAAATGCTATATATATTTTTTAATAATCTACTATCGCTTTTACTATATAATTTTTGCTACCTTTTATTATTTAGTTGATATAACTAATTTAGAAATTGTTTTATTGCTACTAAAATGTTTGCAATTGTTGAGAAGATACTTATTGTACCAAAAATCACAGTCGTTATAAAAAATAATTTTTGAGTTCTTAAACCTTCATCGTTATTTGATTCTTCATTAAATATCCATTTGCATACCTTCGTTATTTTTTCAGTTAATTTATATGAAATAATAAAAAAACATAAAAAAAGCGCATAAAAATGCCAAGAAGAGTCCATTTTAGAAATATCTATATTGATATGATGGCTTAGGATATAAAAAAATACTAAAAAATAAATTATTACTTTACTAATCTTTCTAAAGCTAGATTTCCTACATGAATTAGATGTTAAAGGTATAGAAAGTATAGCGTATAGACTTATTGCTGTTACAAAGAACATTAAAAATATATGTGAAATAGATGATAATAACTTAAAGTATTCTTGATTATTAGATAAATGTACGAGTATATCTATTATAATGTAAGGCACAAATAAGAATGGGAATATGACAAGTGAAAATATTAAGTTTTTTTGGAAGTTACTTTTATCGATATGTTCTTTTACTGTATTTAAACTTTTTCTTAGAACCTGTTTTATCATTGCTATTAATCCTCCAAATAAGCTGAATTTTACAAAATTAATATTATTTTTATAAAGTGTGTAATTTTGCTTAGTATGTATAAAGGTTAAAACGAATTTTAATTAATCCCTATTTTCCAGTTTACTTGTGAACTTCTACACATCATTTCTTCTACTGATTTACCTGTGTCATTGGCAATCCCTGTCGGTTTACTCATTGTTTTAGCTTGTGCCAAATTTTTGCAGTTCAATATTGATTAAAGTTAAAGTTTTGATTATTTTTTATCCATTAGATTTATTTTGGACTTATTGTGGAAAGTTACCTGCATAATTACAACAATGAATTAGTAATTGGTTTTAATGGTATATATTATCATAATACTTATAAAATTTATGACTTACTTAAATGTAAATATTCGGTAATTTCAAATAGTTATCTGACATGTTTTTCCAAATTCATGCAATGAAACGGTTGGACTAAAGCCTTGCCTACGTCCATAATTTCAAAGTTCCGGGTTGGTTTAAGATGTCTCCATTCGTCAATTTGTGATAAGTGGTTTCTTCATATAGACTTCTACTTTTAGTACTTTTGATAAATTGTGTCTTAATTAAATTTTTTCAAGAAGATAATATTCTGATTCATAATTAGAAAGTTGAGGATTTTCTTCTATATTTGTTAACTTTGATGTTACTAAATGTAATATTAACTTACCATAATTAGCATTATTTGACACTTATGTTTATAACTTTTCAAGTAAGAATATAACTTTACAAGTCGATAATTAATATTATAATTATACGGAATAATAGTCATGATAGGGAGAATTGCGACATACATACACAACCAAAAGTGTACATTGTTAAATTAGCATTCCACAATATGTTTTTCATACAAGGTATGATTGGATTTAAAGATGAGCTCATCAACATTTTCATAGGGGATTTTTAAAATTAAGTATTGAAAAATAAAATATTTATATTATAATATAAATAAGTCAACGACCATGCCTGGACAGTAAAACGAAGTACATGCGAATGTAGTAGCCGTTTACTATGAGACTAGTCATTATAATTGAATATCATAGTATAAATTGCCATGAGAGTAGAAGCTTCAGTTTATGAAGACTTCGAAATCATGGTTTTTTATTTTTAGGGTGAACTTTTAGTTCATAGTAAATATATATATGTTTTTAATTTGGCTAAATCATAACATTTAAATTTTTAGATAAAGCTAGCGATATTACGAAATGATATATAGAACATTTCAGTTATAACAGTTTACGAAGTAATCATTTCCGTTTAACGGGCAATAGTTAATAATCAGTTAATTTTAAATTCAATTATAGATTATTTGTGATAATACAAACATTATTTTTTAAGATTTGATTAAAGTTCGTTTTTATTTTTATGGCGAAAAAGTTGAGTATCGGTAATTTTATCATATTGTTCGAATATAAAGGGAACTATTTAAATGTAATTAAGGTTGCGTCAAAATGACCGGTTTTCAGCATCATAAATGAATAAATTGTGTCATTTTTAATATTTTATAGCATTTTATTTTTTAATGAACAGTTAATTTTATAAATAATTGAAATAATCTATAATAAATTTGTATTAAAAATTTATTATAGAAAGAAAGTGAAACTTATGTTTAAGAAAAAAATGTTAGCTGCAACTTTGTCAGTTGGATTGATAGCACCTTTAGCATCTCCGATTCAAGAATCTAGAGCAAATACTAATATTGAAAATATTGGTGATGGTGCTGAAGTAATCAAACGAACGGAGGGTGTAAGTAGTAAGAAATGGGGCGTTACTCAAAATGTTCAATTTGACTTTGTAAAAGATAAAAAATATAACAAAGACGCTTTAATTGTTAAAATGCAAGGTTTTATCAATTCCAGAACTTCATTTTCAGATGTGAAGGGTAGTGGATATGAATTAACTAAACGAATGATTTGGCCATTTCAATATAATATAGGACTGACGACTAAAGATCCAAATGTTAGCTTAATCAATTACCTTCCTAAAAACAAAATAGAAACTACAGATGTTGGTCAAACATTAGGATATAACATTGGAGGTAATTTCCAGTCAGCACCATCTATAGGTGGCAATGGCTCATTTAATTATTCTAAAACAATTAGTTATACCCAAAAGAGTTATGTCAGTGAAGTAGACAAGCAAAACTCAAAATCTGTTAAATGGGGTGTTAAAGCAAACGAATTTGTTACGCCTGATGGTAAAAAATCTGCGCATGATAGATATTTATTCGTACAAAGTCCAAATGGTCCGTCAGGTTCAGCAAGAGAATATTTTGCTCCTGATAATCAATTGCCACCATTAGTTCAAAGTGGCTTTAATCCATCATTTATCACTACACTATCACATGAAAAAGGTTCAAGTGATACGAGTGAATTTGAAATTTCATATGGTAGAAACTTAGATATTACATATGCGACTTTATTCCCTAGAACTGGTATTTACGCAGAAAGAAAGCATAATGCATTTGTAAATAGAAACTTTGTAGTTAGATATGAAGTTAACTGGAAAACACATGAAATTAAAGTGAAAGGACATAATTAATATGAAAATGAAAAAATTAGTCAAATCATCAGTTGCTTCATCAATTGCACTGCTTTTGCTATCGAATACAGTTGATGCAGCTCAACATATCACACCTGTAAGCGAGAAAAAAGTAGATGACAAAATCACTTTATACAAAACAACAGCAACATCTGATAATGATAAATTGAATATTTCTCAAATTTTAACGTTTAATTTCATTAAGGATAAAAGTTATGACAAAGATACGTTAGTACTTAAGGCAGCTGGTAACATTAATTCAGGTTATAAAAAGCCTAATCCAAGAGATTACGATTACTCACAGTTTTATTGGGGCGGTAAGTATAATGTTTCGGTTAGTTCAGAATCAAATGATGCTGTAAATGTTGTTGACTATGCACCTAAAAATCAAAATGAAGAATTCCAAGTTCAACAAACATTAGGTTATTCTTATGGCGGAGATATTAATATATCTAATGGCTTATCAGGTGGATTAAATGGATCAAAATCATTTTCAGAAACGATAAATTATAAACAAGAAAGTTACAGAACTACGATTGATAGAAAAACAAATCATAAATCAATTGGCTGGGGTGTTGAGGCGCACAAAATTATGAATAATGGTTGGGGACCATATGGTAGAGATAGTTATGACCCAACATATGGTAATGAACTGTTTTTAGGTGGTAGACAAAGTAGTTCAAATGCTGGTCAAAATTTCTTGCCAACACATCAAATGCCTTTATTGGCACGTGGTAACTTTAACCCAGAATTTATAAGCGTACTTTCTCATAAACAAAATGATACAAAAAAATCTAAAATCAAAGTAACTTACCAAAGAGAAATGGATAGATATACTAATCAATGGAATCGACTACACTGGATTGGTAATAACTACAAAAATCAAAATACAGTAACGTTTACATCTACTTATGAAGTTGACTGGCAAAACCATACTGTTAAATTAATCGGTACGGATTCTAAAGAAACTAATCCTGGGGTATAACTGTTAGAAATATAAGAAGTTAAACCCGAAATTTAAGAGTTAAACAAAAAATATTCACAACATATTAAAAAAAGAAGTTACATTATTTGTTTAAAATCACAATAGTACCATAAAATTAATGACGATTTACAAATTAATAACAAATAATTATTATTAAATTCATTAATTTATTGTGTGGTAATGATTAATATGACAATTGAAGTGGGTCTTAACTTCAACTTTTAAATAGGGGGGTATCTATGGAAAAAGTTCTTGATTTAGACGTGCAAGTTAAAGGAAATAACAACACTAATGATTCAGCGGGTGACGAAAGAATAACTAGCCATTTTTTATGTAGCTTTGGTTGTGGAAAGACGGGTAGTTTTAACAGCTTCTGTTGTTAAGGGTACAGCAAATAGAGCCTGAGAAGGCTCTATTTGTCTTTTTAAATATATTAGGTGTTAAAAAGGGAAACAGTTTACTAATCGTCAGGTATTTTTATAATTAGCCTTCTATATTATCAGTTGAGTGTTTCAATGCATTCTGACTTTGGTGATGGAAAGTTATACTTTTAGTTGTAATATAGTTTTCATGACTTCCTGTTAAATAAGTTAGGATTATGTAATTAGCCTCTATCTTTACATATAAGTAATGACAAGCTTTGGTTATTATATTGACCCTCTTAGAACATGTCATTTAAGAAAATAATCAAGTCATTGAAATTATATGTTTATATCCTCATCTTTAAAATAACTTCAATTATTATTTGCTAAATTTTGTATAAATAGAACAAAACTGCATAAATATCTATTAATTAATCTCAAGCAGCCATCTCCAAATTCCTAATAGTATTGATAGATAAAAATATCTAATTATTTGTATAAATGAATTGATTCATCTATTAAAAAATTCACCAATAAATTTAAAAACATGAACTTAGATGTAAAATAATTAGTGAAAATAAATAGTAATAAAAAAACAAAAATCTAAATGTCAAAATAGTATTACCAAATTAATAAGTGTTTACAAAAAATTCACAAAATATAATTATATAATTTATTGATTTGTTGTGTTAAAAGAGATAATATGACAATTGAAGTGGGCCTTAACTTCAACTTTTAATAGGAGGTATTATCTATGGAAAATGTTCTTGATTTAGACGTACAAGTAAAAGCGAAAAACGACACTTCTGATTCAGCGGGTGACGAACGTATTACTAGTTTCATTGGTTGTACTCCTGGTTGTGGTAAGACTGGTAGTTTTAATAGCTTCTGCTGTTAAGACTATAGCAAATAGAGCCTGAAAGGGCTCTATTTGTCTATTCAAATATGTGAGGTGCTTACAAATGAACACAATTTACGAACCGTCAAGTATTTGTATGATTAGAACACCTTTATTATCAGTTGAATTTTTCAATTTATTTTTTAATACTGAACAAATTAAATATAGCGACTTACAATTAAATGCTCAGATGAAAGAATCAATCCTAACAACAACATTTAACTTATATCGTACTTTACAAGAAATAAATTTTGATGGCGATAACAAGAAGGTTAGAGATGCTAAAGAAAGTTTATTAAAATATTTAATTAGAATGTCAACACGTCCAACGCCATTTGGATTATTAAGTGGTATTAATTTGGGGCATTTTGTAAATGAACCAACACGTCTTAAAGTTGGAAATAGTATTCAAAAATATGTGAAAGTCGATGGCGAATGGTTGTATAAACTGATTAGTTATATTGAGAGTATTGATGAATATTATCAAAATGTGAAAGTTATTTGGAATAGTAAAGCACATATTATCAATGATCGAATATATTTAAATGAACAAAGTGCTATTTATTTGAATAACAATAAAGACACATCTTTTTCCATTAAAAATAGTGAATTACTCGTATTTATCAAAATCACTGTGACGAATAATAATATTACTTTTTCAAATTTAGCTGAAAAGATAAATCAAGAATTTGAAATTCATGATATTTCTAAAGTAAAAGCATATATTCATAATCTTGTCTCGAAGGAAATTATATATTCAACAATCAGACCACCGTTATCAAATAATGATAATTTAAATTATATTTTAACTAAACTTTCTTTACATAATGATAATTTTGTGAAAAAAATTAGAGAAATCCAGAAATTGATATTAGCTTATGAAAAAACAGAAATTGGATTTGGTGAGAAATTATATAAAGACATTATTCAGCATATGAAGGCACTATTCAAATGTAAAAATTATCTTCAAATTGATACCAAAATTGACATGATTAACAATCAATTACACCAAGATATAGCAACAAATATATCTGAAGCAGCGTACTTATTGTGGCTTTTATCAAGAAATAATATTGGATTCACAGATTTGAAAGTTCTTCACAACCGTTTTATTGAAAAGTATGGATTTGAACAACTTGTTAATGTTAAAGATTTACTTTCGGATATCACAGGATTTGGAACATCGATTTATAATGAAGTTAAAGGCGACGAAAATAATATTGTAATGCTTAAGCAAAAATTTTTACATGCCTTGAGAAATAACGATGAGATAGTCATAAATGAAAAAGATGTAGAGACATTGATTAACGATAATGAAATCAATCATTATCATGCGCCAATGAGTGCAGATGTTTATGCTGAAATTTATTTAGGACGTTTTTACAATCAGCATAATGAACTCATTGTTATTAGTCCTATAACAGTTTCGTTAAATGCAGGAGCTACATTTGGGCGCTTTCATCATTTAATTGATACTGAAACTTTAGCAAAATTAGAACATGAAAAAGCACATTATTATCAAAAGTCGATGCATGATGACAATGTAGAATTTGTTTCTATAAATAACATACCGAAATATCCGAGAAATCATAATGTATTAACTAATCATGACTCATACGAATATTCATTGAATTTAGGAAGTAGTAATAGTGATTCAAAGTATGAGCTTACCTTAGATGATATTTATGTTGGTGCTACCTTTAACAAATTATATTTATATTCTAGCCAACTAAATAAAAGGGTACTATTTGAATCAAACAATATGTATAACTTTTTAAAAGAAAGTAATTTATATCGATTGTTACGAGAAATTTCAATGGAATCTGTGAAATGCATTGAACCTATGAATGATGTGAGTATTGATTCATTTAGTTATTCACCACGAATCAGATATAAAAATGTCATTCTTAAACCAGCATATTGGAAAATTAACGAGATGTTATTACCTTTACCTAAAAATGAAGAATGGGATCAACAATTTTTGAAATATCAAGAACAATTCAATATACCTAACATCGTGAATTTAGTTTATGGAGATAACAAGCTTCTACTAAATTTATCATTAGCTAATCATAGATATTTATTGATGAAAGAATATAAGAAGCATAAACGTGTACGTTTAGTAGAATCATTTTTACCTCAATCAAAGAATGATCATGTGTATGAAATTGTTACACCAATTTATAAAAAATCATCTTATCGAGGACCCGAAATCGAAATTCCAAAATATAAAAATACAGATATTGAATATGACAAAGGCTGGTTTGCATTACATATTCATATCGATAAGCCATCGCAAGATACATTTATCATCGACAATTTGTATCCATTTGTAAAACATCTTAAAGATAAGGGAGATATAGATCAATATTTTTTAATGCGCTATATCAAACAAGGTGACATTTTAAAGTTGAGGTTATACAGGAATGACGAAAATTATAATGTAATATACAGTATCTTGAAAGATTGGTTATCATTTATTCGTCAAACGACAGAGGTTTCAGATTTTGAAATTGTATCATATGAGCCAGAATTTTTTAGATATGGCGGTAAGAACACGATTGATGAAATAGAATCTTTTTTTGAATATGACTCGAATTTAGCTGTCAATATTATTGACAATGATTTTAAGTTTGAGCGACCATTTATTGTTGCTATTTCAATAATGTATTTATTTGAAATGTTGTCAATTTCTAATGAAGAGCGTATGGAAATTGTTAATAACTATGTACCTACCTCATATAAAAGCAAAGAGATTAGACCTTTTAAAAATGAACTCGTAACTATATGTAATCCTGAAAATAATTTCGAAAACATCGCTAAACACTATAGTGATATTTATCGAATTTTAAAAGATGATGACCAAATTTTGAGCAAATTAAATAAAGGTCTTAAACAACCTTTAGCTACGAAAAGGTCAAGGATTATTGGCAGTTTAATTCATATGCGTTGCAATCGAATATTTGGCGTTGATAAGGACCAAGAAAGATTTGTTTTATCTATTGTAAAAGAAATTGTTAAAACTCAAAAGTATTGGTGTGGTGATAAAAATGACTGATTTGAATCTAATTTTGAAGAAAAAGTTTCAAGAGATTTCAGAAGTAGATGATTTTATTTCAAAAGCATCAACTGAAACAGATTACTTTGAACCAGTAACATTATCATATGGCATTCCAGGTTTAATATTATTTTTAGATGCCTATCAAAAAGCATACAACACAAATACTGAACAAATCGTGCATAAGTATATCATGAAATTAGCACCATACTTACAAAAACATCAATATAATCATTCTCTATTTGGTGGACTTTCAGGAATTGCATTTTCAATGGATATAGCATCACAAAATGGCAGGAATTATCAAAATATATTAAATAATATTGATGAAGTCATTGTGAATGAAATAGAAAATAAAATGGATCAAATATTACAAGAACCATTAAATCCATTAAATTATGATACTATCAGTGGTTTAGCGGGGATAGGGCGATATTTATTAAATCGGGTAGACGCAAACGCCACAAATGTTAAAGCGTTAAAAAGAATATTAACATACTTTAAAGACATTCAATATTCTCAAAATAGCTGGGTAGTCCCACAAGAAAGTCAATTTTTAGAGTCTGATAAAAATTATTTTACTGAAGGTAATATCAATCTTGGCCTTGCACATGGAGTGCTAGGACCGATGTCTTTATTTGCATTATGCGTGATTAAAGGAATTACGATTGAAAATCATCAGCACATATTAAAAGACATGTACAAATTTATTGTGGATGAAAAATTTTGTTGCAATGATCGATGGTTGCAGCGTTACGATTTGATTTCTGAACGTAATCATTTCAATTATATTCGGAATGGGTGGTGTTATGGTAATACGGGTGTGATGACGACGTTATTTTTAATCGGCCAAGCATTACAAGATGATGAAATTATTCAAGCGTCTAAAAAAGTGATGTTACAAGTTGTAAATGATAAGGAGAAAAATCTAATAAGTCCTACTATTTGTCATGGATTATCTTCACAAATATTAATGTTAACGACCATGAATTTGCATTTTGAATCAAATGTAGTTTCTGATTATATAAATGAATTAATAAATAAACTGATTTCTCATTATAAGGAAAATCATCTAGTGAATTTTATAGACATTAATGAGAATCAAGAAGGCGTATTTAAAAGTCAGAAAGTAGGTCTTTTAGAAGGAGAACTAGGAGTCTATTTAACATTGATAACATTGCAAAATACAAATATTCTCAATGAAAAAAATTGGACAAATGCGTTTTTAATCAGCTGAATGGAGGCGTATATTATGGGAAAAAATGTATTGATTTGTTTGTGTGGCTCAGTAAATAGTATCAACATTAGCCATTATATTATTGAATTGAAATCAAAATTTGATGAAGTAAATGTAATTGCATCAACGAATGGTAGAAAGTTTATTAACGGTGAAATATTAAAACAATTTTGTGATAACTATTATGACGAATTTGACAATCCTTTTTTAAATCATGTTGATATAGCAAATAAACATGACAAGATTATTATTTTACCTGCGACATCTAATACAATTAATAAAATAGCAAATGGTATATGTGACAATTTATTACTAACTATTTGTCATACAGCTTTTGAAAAACTCTCAATATTTCCAAATATGAATTTACGCATGTGGGAAAATCCAGTTACTCAAAATAATATTCGATTATTAAAAGATTATGGTGTATCAATATATCCAGTAAATATTTCAGAAAGTTATGAATTAGCGTCAAAAACATTTAAAAAGAATGTTGTCGCACCAGAACCATATAAAGTTCTGGAATTCATTTGAGATAAGAAGATGAAAACCATAAAGCGCGTGCTTAATAATTTAATAATATTGAGTCTTTTAATTTCTTTTACAATGAGTACTGCATCAGCGTCGGAAGAACAATATTACAGTGTTGAATACAAAAATACAGCAACATTTAACAAGTTAGTTAAAAAGAATGCCTTAAACGTTGTCTATAATATACCGGAATTACATGTGGCACAGATTAAAATGACGAAAACGCATGCTAATGCATTAGCAAACTATAAAAATGATATTAAATATATCAATGCCACATGTTCAACTTGTATTACTAGCGAGAAAACAATAGACAGAACATCAAATGAGTCATTATTTTCAAGACAATGGGATATGAATAAAATAACAAAAAATGGAGCATCGTATGATGATTTGCCAAAACATGCAAACACCAAAATAGCAATCATAGATACAGGTGTGATGCAAACCCATGACGATTTGAAAAATAATTTCTCGACTGATTCTAAAAATTTAGTACCTTTAAACGGCTTTAGAGGGACTGAACCGGAAGAAACAGGTGATGTTCGCGATGTCAATGATAGAAAAGGACATGGCACGATGGTGTCGGGTCAAACGAGTGCTAATGGTAGATTAATAGGTGTTGCACCGAATAATAAATTTACAATGTATCGCGTGTTTGGTAGTAAAAAAACAGAACTGCTTTGGGTATCAAAAGCGATTGTTCAAGCTGCAAATGATGGAAATCAAGTCATCAATATTAGTGTTGGTAGTTATACTGTTTTGGACAAAAATGACCATCAAACTTTTAGAAAAGATGAAAAAGTAGAATACGATGCGTTACAGAAAGCAATTAATTACGCCAAGAAGAAAAAATCTATCGTTGTTGCTGCAGCTGGTAATGATGGTATTGATGTCAATGACAAACAGAAAATAAATTTACAGCGTGAATATCAAGGTAATGGCGAAGTGAAAGATGTTCCTGCATCTATGGACAATGTCGTTACAGTAGGATCAACAGATCAAAATAGTAATCTATCTGAGTTTTCCAACTTTGGTATGAATTATACAGATATTGTTGCGCCCGGAGGATCATTTGCTTACTTAAATCAATTTGGTGTGGATAAATGGATGAATGAAGGGTATATGCATAAGGAGAACATTTTAACTACTGCCAATAACGGAAGATATATTTATCAAGCTGGAACTTCATTAGCCACACCTAAAGTTTCGGGAGTGCTAGCTTTAATCATTGATAAATATCATCTTGAAAAACATCCAGATAAAGCGATTGAATTGTTATATCAGCATGGGACATCTAAGAATAATAAACCATTTAGTAGATATGGACATGGTGAAATTGATGTGAATAAAGCATTAAATGTAACAAATCAAAAAGCAAGTTAATAAATCAAAGGAGTTTTTGATTATGGCAAAATTAGTTACTGAAAACATTTCGAAGCGGTTTAAAAATCAAGATGTATTAAAGCACATTAATATCACTTTAGAAAATAACGAAGTTTATGGATTACTTGGTATTAATGGAGCCGGTAAAACGACACTTATGAAAATTATATGTGGCATACTTCAACAAGATTCTGGAGAGATATTGTTAGATAATCAACCGATGAAACGCAATGATTTACACAAAGTTGGTTCACTTATAGAAACACCGACGACGTATAACCATTTAAGTGCACAAGATAATTTGAAAATCGTGTGTTTAAATGAAAGTGTAGATTTCAGTGAAATTAAAAATGTTTTAAGTTTAGTTAATTTAAATGTCGATAAAAAGAAAAAGGTTAAGGACTTTTCTTTAGGTATGAAACAAAGACTTGGAATTGCAATGGCATTAATTAAAAAGCCAGAAATTTTAGTATTAGACGAACCATCTAATGGTTTAGACCCATATGGAATACAAGAACTTAGAGAACTTCTAAAATTATTAACAGAACAAGGTACTAGTATCATTATCTCAAGTCACATTTTATCTGAAATCCAAGTTTTAGCAGATCATATCGGTATTATTCATGAAGGTGAGCTAAAATACCAGCAAAGAAATAACAAAGATGAAAACTTAGAAGACATATTCTTCAAAATAACGAAAGGAGATTACAAATGATACATTTAAAGATAGAAGGTATCAAATTTAAAAATTCTTTCAGTATGTATGTTTTATTAATAAGTCCACTGGTATTTCTTTGTTTTGCTATTTTCACAGTTTTATTCGCCAAAAGTAATTCAGGAACAGCGAATAGTGTGTCACCATATATAACATTACTATTTAATATTTGGCCAATTGCATTCATTCCAATTGTATTATGTATGGCTTGTAATTCGTTATTTAAAATTGAAATGAGAAATAAATCATTTAATTATTACTTAAGTAATAATTGGTCAATTACAAAAGAAATAAGAGCAAAGATTTTCATTTTATCATTAGCATTTTTGGTACATTGCTTTTTAGTATACATTATTGCTTATATAGGTGATCTTATTATTAATCCGCATCCGGTTAATGCTATGTTGTTATTGGTGACAATATTATTTATGTATGTTGTATCTCTACCATTGATACCACTCAACTTTTTATTAACACGATACTTTGGGGTGTTCGTATCAATATTAATAAACTTAGTATTATCAGTCATTTGTGTCATATTTTTAACATTGAAAAGTTTATTTTGGGTGTTGCCATGGGCGATCATGCAGAGAATCCTGCTTGTAACGCTTGGCATATTACCTAATGGTTTAGTTGTAAATCATAACTCAAAATATTTTAATGATCTCAATGCCTTATATATTTCGATTATTATAAGCATCATTCTTTTCGCAATATTAACATTTTTAAATAATAAGAAAAGTTGGCGATTAAAATGATAATTAACGAATTAAAGTCATGTAAGTTGAAATTTTCTAAGCAAGCACTTACATTTGTACCTATTATTGTAATCATACTATTTATATTATTTATTAATTGGTATTTAAACGTGAATGAATGGAATGGTCGACAAATTAGTTTGTTTACAGCGAGTTTTAATGCAATTACATCACTATTAATTTCTATAAACGTCTATCAAGTTATCAATTTTGAAGAAAATATTGGTCACTTTAATCATATTTTAGGAAAAGCTAATAGGCTAAATTGGTTAAATGCATCAATGATTTTTACTTATACTATTACAGCCATATGTATTCTATTAGCATCAATTAATTTATTGTGGCATTCACATGATATGAAAATAACACTTATGTTTATAGGCGTATCATTGTTTTTCAATGTAATTATATTATTGCTACTTTTTATTTTTAGTATTTTCATTAAAGATGTAATGGCTATTGTTGTCGGAGTTTTAATGTTTATTTTTAACGTTTATTTTGGATTAGAAGTGCTTGGAGATCATTCGTGGTTCTATTTACCGATCACATATGCTACACGTTACGTTTATATGTTTATCGAAGGGAGTATACCAGTTACATTAACATTGGCGATCTATATTATTATCACGTTGCTATTAGCAGTTTTACTCTTTAAAGGATTTAATAAATGGAGCGGTAGAACAATTAAAGATTAAAGATTGGGGCGCTAATGGTAAAAGAAATTTAGTTGAGTTGAAAAGGGAGAAAAGAGAACAGATAAATATGAATACAAAATAATTTTGTATTCGGACAGCAGGGGTATTAGACGCGATTGACAATGTCTGGTTAATTAAACGTATTGTTTATTTAAACGATGAATATTAGGTGCAAAGTTTTTGAATTTGAATGTAATTGAGGTTTATTGATTAGACATTTTATTGAATTGCGTGTTATTATATAAATGTAAAAATAAGACGACATGCGCGAACATGTCGTCTAAGCAAGCCAAACGCTGGCTTCTAAAATATCTTTTTAACCATTCCAACTTGCCAAAGTTAATGCGGAATGGTTTTTTTATTTTCCGCTATTTGAAATAAAAATGACGTTTTAATTTATTATGGGCTAGGTGGTTTGTAAGAAAGGGTTAGTTATTAATGTTTTATGAATTAAGGAAATTTGAGTTTTAGGTTTATTCAATTGTGATTTTATCAATGAAGCGTTTAGTGAAAACAGTTCCACTGCCACTTGAGATTCCTTCACCAACCTTACCAGATACTGTTGATGTTGTGGAGTTAGACTTATCATTACAATTTATAGTTACTTTTTGTCCATCTGTAAGCAAACCCTTTTCTTTTAACTTTGATGTTAATTTATTCCAGCATTCATCTCCATTAACAGTAGTATTAAAATCATTTCCTGGTACATTTTCTTTCTTCAAGTCAATTTCTTTAAGTTTAGAAAAATTACTTGGAGTACTTGAAAAATCATCATTACTATTACCATACGCTGTAACACTATTTGATTGTCCATCATTACGTATATAGCTGACTTTAACTTCCTCATCTTTATTTCCGCTAATAATTTGTGCATCAATTAAAGGATTTTTAACGCCTAGCCATAATTGACCATCAGTTAAACTATCTGCTTTAGCTGTTTTAACAACTTTATTTGTATCTAATCCTAAGTATGAAGAATGTAAGCCTGTTCCTAATGTTGTTAATACTAAAGCACTTGCTACTAATGTTTTACCTAAAAATTTTGTATTCATTTTAATTGCTCCTTTTTTTTATTGTGAACGTTTACAATGCAAATATAATAATGTTTTTTAAAATAACAATTAACTAAAAATAAAAAAATGTATTAACTATCTATTAACTAAAAAATAGAATAATTTTTTAACATCGTTTTGTTGTTTTGAATTATAAAAATTAAAGTAAAAATGTTGGAAATGAAATATTGTTGATGAGAATTTTGAGATGTAGATAAATATCAAACTAGTCTATAGGTAAAAATTTATAATTAATTTGAAAAGAATGTCTCAAATAATGTTTGAATCATCAGGTGTAATATTAAGTAAACATTTTATACTTTATCAGAACAAAAAAAGACATGCATCAACATGTCAATGAAACTAATCAATATTATCTTAACAACGAAATTGAATCAAACCTGAAAAACGTATTTACAAATCGCAACTACTCTATCCAAGTCAAAATCGCAAAATCTGATCCCCGAAATAACATATCTCGAAAAAAATCCATAATTCAATCATCTTCAATAATTAACAATACATTACTAGTTCCAAATATACTCATACATACATGTTTCATTGATTGACTGCATATTGTCATAAATAATAGGGGAACTAATCGCTAATAATATTGTTAAACACAAAACATAATAAAGTGAAAGATTATAAATATGTGAATTGTTCACCATTCTGGCATATATTTTCAATCACCTAATTTCCGAATAAATATTACAATTTTAATTCAATAATTAATATTTAAGACCAAAATAATCCTAAAAAGTCAATTTTAATTGCGTGATATTGAGTTTTGAGCATATTTAAATAAATGAGTCAATTCATGTATATTAATTTAATAAAATGTTAATAAGTAGTCAATTAATATTTAATTATATTTTTATATAAAATGTATATAGTAAATGTGTATATAGATACATTAACTATAAAAATAAATTTTAAAGGAGGTAAAATATGAATAAAAATGTAATGGTTAAAGGTTTAACTGCTTTAGATATTTTAACATCTCTTGGTTGCGCTGAAAATATTTCTGATTAGCCTCATTCAATTGCCAAAGCAGAAAAGAATGTCAAAGAAATTACCGATGCAACTAAGGCGCCATACAATTCAGTGGTAGCATTTGCGGGTGGTACTGGTGTAGTTGTTGGTAAAAATACAATCGTAACTAACAAACATATCGCTAAAAGTAATAATATTTTTAAAAATAGAGTATCAGCACATCATTCGAGTAAAGGTAAAGGCGGAGGAAACTACGACGTTAAAGACATTGTAGAATATCCCGGAAAAGAAGATCTTGCGATAGTTCATGTTCATGAAACAAGTACAGAAGGTTTGAATTTTAATAAGAACGTTAGTTATACAAAATTTGCAGACGGAGCAAAAGCGAAAGATAGAATTTCTGTTATTGGTTATCCAAAGGGTGCACAAACAAAATATAAAATGTTTGAATCAACTGGAACGATTAATCATATCAATGGAACGATTATGGAATTTGATGCGTATGCGCAACCAGGGAACTCTGGATCACCTGTATTGAATTCTAAAAATGAACTGATTGGTATTTTATATGCAGGTAGTGGAAAAGATGAATCTGAAAAGAATTTCGGTGTCTATTTCACACCACAATTAAAAGAATTTATTCAAAATAATATTGAAAAATAGGTATCATCAATTCATTCGTGAAGTTGATTTTTTAAAGAGTGATTAAGAAAACGGTTACATAATTAACTAAATATACTGAATTATGTATCTAGATATCAAAATAATTAAAAAAGAGGAACTTAAAATGAACAAAAACGTAGTCATCAAGAGTTTAGCAACTTTAACAATTTTAACATCTGTAGCAGGTATTGGGACAACATTGGTTGAGGAAGTTCAACAAACTGCCAAAGCAGAAAATAATGTCACAAAAATTAAAGATACTAATATTTTTCCATATACAGGTGTAGTTGCTTTTAATAGTGCAACTGGGTTTGTAGTTGGAAAGAATACTATTTTAACAAATAAACATGTGTCGAAAAATTACAAAGTGGGTGATCGTATTACTGCACATCCAAATAGTGATAAAAGTAATGGTGGTATTTATTCGATTAAAAAGATTATTAATTATCCAGGTAAAGAAGATGTATCAGTCATTAAAGTTGAAGAACATGCAATAGAACGTGGTCCAAAAGGATTTAATTTTAATGATAATGTAACGCCATTCAAATATGCAGCAGGGGCTAAAGCTGGTGACCGAATTAAAGTGATCGGTTATCCACACCCATACAAAAATAAATATGTTTTACATGAGTCAACTGGTCCTGTGATGTCAGTAGAAGGTAGCAGCATTGTATATTCAGCGCATACTGAAAGTGGAAACTCTGGATCACCTGTATTAAACAGCAACAACGAATTAGTAGGTATTCATTTTGCTTCTGATGTAAAAAATGATGACAACAGAAATGCATATGGAGTCTACTTTACACCAGAAATTAAAAGGTTCATTGCAGAAAACATAGATAAATAAACAAATTGACTTTAAACGAGCGTTGCAACATATCTCGAATTGTAAAGGAGCTTGAAAATGAATAAAAATATAGTCATTAAAAGCATGGCAGCATTAGCCATTCTAACCTCAGTAACTGGAATAAATGCTGCAGTCGTTGATGAGACACAACAAATAGCAAATGCAGAGAAGAATGTTACGCAAGTTAAAGATACAAATGTTTTTCCATATAATGGCGTCGTTTCATTTAAAGATGCGACAGGTTTTGCAATTGAAAAAAATACAATTATCACCAATAAACATGTATCAAAGGACTATAAAGTTGGCGATAGAATTACTGCCCACCCAAATGGTGACAAAGGCAACGGTGGAATTTATAAAATTAAAAATATTTCTGATTATCCAGGTAATGAGGATATATCAGTAATGAACGTTGAAGAAAATGCTGTTGAACGTGGAGCAAATGGTTATAATTTTAATGAAAATGTCCAAGCATTCAATTTTGCGAAAGATGCTAAAGTTGACGACAAAATTAAAGTTATTGGATACCCTTTACCAGCTCAAAATACATTCAAACAATTTGAATCAACTGGAACTGTAAAAAGTATTAAAGATAATAATTTAAATTTTGATGCATATATCGAGCCTGGAAATTCAGGATCCCCAGTTTTAAATTTAAATAATGAAGTCGTAGGAGTTGTGTATGGAGGTATTGGAAAAATCGGATCAGAATACAATGGTGCAGTTTATTTTACGCCTCAAATCAAAGAATTTATTCAAAAGCACATTGAACAATAAACATATTTAAATTTACACCAAGAACATGTTGTTCAATGATTTTAATGAAAAACATCGGTCGAATATATCATGAAAAACAAACGTCTATATCAAAAGCATCATGAATAAACAGAGGAGCACAAAAATGAATAAAAATATAATCATCAAAAGTATTGCGGTATTGACGATTTTAACATCAATAACTGGTGTCGGCACAACAGTGGTTGAGGGTATTCAACAAACAGACAAAGCCGAACATAACGTGACGAAGATAACGAATACTAGTATTTCGCCATACAAAGGCATATTAAGAGTAGGTGCAGGTACAGGTTTTGTAGTAGGTAAAAATACCATTTTAACCAATAGACATGTCGCGAAAGATGTTCAAGTAGGCAGTACAGTTCTTGCCCACCCGAATGGCGAAAATGATACTGGCGGATACTATAAAGTCAAAAAAGTTATCCCATATACAGGCTCGGCAGATTTAGCTATTGTTCAAGTTGAAGAAGATTCAGTTTATCCAAAAAATAAAAAGTTCGGTGAAAATACTGAAATCCTAACACTGACATCGGAAGTTAAAGCGAATGAAAGAATTGCTATTGTTGGGTATCCAGCTCCATATAAAAATAAACATCATATGTATCAATCAACAGGAACAGTACTATCAATTAATGGAGATAAATTAGTATCAGATGCATTTGCTGAAGGAGGCAATTCGGGATCACCAGTGTTTAATTCAAATCATGAAGTAATTGCAATTGCATATGCTGTCGATGTCAAAAATGATGCAACAAAAAAATCATATTTAGTTTATTTCACATCAGAAATCAAGAAATTCATCGCAGATAACACAGATAAATAAGACAAATAGGTCACTAACATTTTCCAAACTTAGATTAAATTTATAAACTTAATAATTAACTTAACTATAATCATATCTCAGTGATTCTAATTATTCGAAATGATTTTAAAAAATAAAACTTCAAAAACCTAACCATATATATATACGAATACTTAGAGGAGCACAAAAATGAATAAAAATATAATCATCAAAAGTATAGCGGCATTAACGATTTTAACATCAATGACTGGTGTCGGCACAACAATGGTTGAAGGTATTCAACAAACAGCCAAAGCAGAAAATAGTGTGAAATTAATTACCAACACGAATGTTGCACCATACAGTGGTGTTACATGGATGGGCGCTGGAACGGGATTTGTTGTTGGAAATCATACAATCATTACCAATAAACATGTTACCTATCACATGAAAGTCGGTGATGAAATCAAAGCACATCCTAATGGTTTTTATAATAACGGTGGTGGACTTTATAAAGTTACTAAGATTGTAGACTATCCTGGTAAAGAAGATATAGCGGTTGTACAAGTTGAAGAAAAATCAATGCAACCAAAAGGTAGAAAATTCAAAGATTTCACTAGCAAATTTAATATAGCATCAGAGGCTAAAGAAAATGAATCTATATCAATCATTGGTTATCCAAATCCTAATGGAAATAAACTGCAAATGTATGAATCAACTGGTAAAGTACTATCAGTGAATGGAAATATAGTGACATCTGATGCGGTTGTCCAGCCTGGCAGTTCTGGTTCACCTATATTAAATAGTAAACGAGAAGCAATTGGCGTAATTTTTGCTGGTAATACTCCATCAGGTGAAGGTAAAAGAGGATTTGCTGTTTATTTCTCTCCTGAAATTAAGAAATTCATTGCAGATAATTTAGATAAATAATTAAAACTTAGACATTCACCCAATCCTGACAAAATATACTATAACTAACATTTATTAATATATATTGCATTATTTAATATGCATCAAAGCCAATCAATGATTGATTTTCACCAACTCAATTGTTGATTGGTTTTATTTATGTATGAATGAACAACTTTTTGACATCATTGAGAATATAAATGATTTTGAAAGTATTTGAAAACTACAACATTTCCATAAAATTTTTCAATAACAATTGCGCCACTAAAACTCAAAATTTCCACAACCAACCTTAAAATTCTCCCCATCGCAACATAGCCAAATGTTATAATAAATCTATTACACAAAGAGATAAATTACTTATTCAAAGGCGGAGGAATCACATGTCTATTACTGAAAAACAACGTCAGCAACAAGCTGAATTACATAAAAAATTATGGTCGATTGCGAATGATTTAAGAGGAAATATGGATGCGAGTGAATTCCGTAATTACATTTTAGGCTTGATTTTCTATCGCTTCTTATCTGAAAAAGCCGAACAAGAATACGCAGATGCCTTGTCGGGTGAAGACATCACGTATCAAGAAGCATGGGCAGATGAAGAATATCGTGAAGATTTAAAAGCAGAATTAATTGATCAAGTCGGTTACTTCATTGAGCCACAAGATTTATTCAGCGCGATGATTCGTGAAATTGAAACGCAAGATTTTGATATCGAACATCTGGCGACAGCAATTCGTAAAGTTGAAACATCAACATTAGGTGAAGAAAGTGAAAATGACTTTATCGGACTGTTCAGCGATATGGACCTAAGTTCAACGCGACTAGGTAACAATGTCAAAGAACGTACTGCGTTAATTTCCAAAGTTATGGTTAACCTTGACGATTTACCATTTGTTCACAGTGATATGGAAATTGATATGTTAGGTGATGCATACGAATTTCTTATCGGGCGCTTTGCGGCGACAGCGGGTAAAAAAGCAGGCGAGTTCTATACACCACAACAAGTATCTAAGATACTGGCGAAGATTGTTACAGACAGTAAAGATAAATTACGTCACGTGTATGACCCAACATGTGGTTCAGGTTCATTACTGTTACGTGTTGGTAAAGAAACACAAGTGTATCGTTATTTTGGTCAAGAACGTAACAATACTACATACAACTTAGCACGCATGAACATGTTATTACATGATGTGCGTTATGAGAACTTCGATATCCGTAATGATGACACGTTGGAAAATCCAGCCTTTTTAGGTCATACATTTGATGCGGTTATTGCGAACCCACCATACAGTGCGAAATGGACAGCAGATTCAAAATTTGAAAATGATGAACGATTTAGTGGTTACGGCAAGCTTGCGCCAAAATCCAAAGCAGACTTTGCCTTTATTCAACACATGGTACATTACCTAGACGATGAAGGTACCATGGCAGTCGTACTTCCACATGGTGTATTATTCCGTGGTGCTTCAGAAGGCGTGATTCGTCGTTATTTAATTGAAGAAAAGAACTACCTAGAAGCCGTGATTGGCTTACCAGCGAATATTTTCTATGGGACAAGTATTCCAACATGTATTTTAGTATTTAAAAAATGTCGCCAACAAGACGACAACGTACTATTTATCGATGCATCCAATGATTTTGAAAAAGGAAAAAACCAAAACCATTTAAGCGATGCCCAAGTCGAACGCATTATTAACACATATAAGCGTAAAGAAACAATTGATAAATATAGCTACAGCGCGACACTACAAGAGATTGCCGATAACGATTACAACTTAAACATACCGCGATATGTTGATACATTCGAAGAAGAAGCACCGATTGATTTAGATCAAGTCCAACAAGATTTGAAAAATATCGACAAAGAAATCGCAGAAATCGAACAAGAAATCAATGCATACCTGAAAGAACTTGGGGTGTTGAAAGATGAGTAATACACAAAGGAAAAATGTGCCAGAGTTGAGATTCCCAGGGTTTGAAGGCGAATGGGAAGAGAAGAAGTTAGGGGATCTTACTACCAAAATAGGTAGTGGAAAGACTCCCAAAGGTGGAAGTGAAAACTATACAAACAATGGCATACCATTTTTAAGGAGTCAAAATATTAGAAATGGTAAATTAAATCTTAATGACTTAGTTTATATTAGTAAAGATATAGATGATGAGATGAAAAATAGTAGAACGTACTATGGTGATGTTCTTTTAAATATTACAGGAGCATCAATAGGTAAAACAGCCATTAATTCGATAGTTGAAACGCATGCTAATTTAAATCAACATGTATGTATTATTAGATTGAAAAAAGAGTATTATTATAATTTTTTTGGACAGTAACTATTATCAAGAAAAGGAAAAAGGAAAATTTTCCTTGCACAAAGTGGAGGTAGTCGAGAAGGACTAAACTTCAAAGAAATTGCTAATTTAAAAATCTTCACCCCAACTATATTTGAAGAACAGCAAAAAATAGGCAAGTTCTTCAGCAAACTTGACCGACAAATTGAATTAGAAGAACAAAAACTTGAATTACTTCAACAACAGAAAAAAGGCTATATGCAGAAAATCTTCTCACAGGAATTACGATTCAAAGACGAGAATGGTGAAGAATATCCAAATTGGGAAAACAAATTCATAAAAGACATCTTTATATTTGAAAATAATAGAAGAAAACCAATTACTTCTTCATTAAGAGAAAAGGGGCTATACCCTTACTATGGCGCAACTGGAATTATTGATTACGTGAAAGAATATTTATTCAATAATGAGGAACGATTACTAATAGGAGAAGATGGTGCAAAATGGGGGCAGTTTGAGACGAGTAGCTTTATTGCTAATGGGCAATACTGGGTAAATAATCATGCGCATGTAGTTAAAAGTAATGATCATAATTTGTTTTTTATGAATTATTATTTAAATTTTAAAGAACTACGAGCATTTGTGATAGGTAATGCACCAGCTAAATTAACTCATGCGAACTTATGCAATATAAATCTTAAAATACCTTGTCTCACTGAACAAGATAAAGTAAGTGCATTGTTAAAATCTATAGACAATAAAATGAATAATCAAATGAATAGAATTGAGTTATTAAAAGAACGTAAAAAAGGACTATTACAAAAAATGTTTATTTAACCCTGATAACAACTTATTAATTGAAATGATAAAAATCCTATGAATAAATTGTAATATATTAATATTGAGACTATTATAATTTGGGGTTTATTTTTTTAGAAGTTTAGTGAATCGTCTACATTTAGTTGGACAAATTCTATGAGAATAGACATTGTTAAACTAAGAGGGTAGGCGATTTTATTATGACAAGAGACTGAAGAGCTTTTAGTAAATAATTTAAATTAAAATAATTAAACTTTATGAAAATGGTAAGCTTAGAAACGAAATTATACGAGAAGATGAAAAAGAGTTAATAAAATTACGCAAAGAAAAACATCGATTGATAATGTAAAATGATGTTTTAAAGCAAGCAGTGCTAATTTTGAGACAAAAATTGAAGTCTTTCAACAAAATGCGTATCAATATTCAGTATCAGCAATGTGCAAAGTTCTAAAAATATCAAGAAGTACCTATTATGATTCTAAAAAAGGAGAATATTATAACTAGATACAAAAAGCCTCAATCACAACCAAGTAACTAAAACGTAAAAAATTAATTAGATTAATTATTATCTGTATAACAAATGACCATTTACATCAACTAGAGACAGACTATTTAATCATTTACAATGTCCTATTCATTTTAGACCATGTTCAAATGAATAGTGTTTATAAAATGTTGACATTGTAGTGGCATATTGTAAATTAAATATTATTATGTGATCATTTTGTTTAAATATTAGTTATAAGAAGTGAATTATTCATTTTAAAAGGAGACTTAAAAATTGAAACGATCAACGAATCAAGAAAAATTTCTTGATACACTAATTAGACTTAATACTAAGATTGAAGAACTAGGAAAGATAAATATTTTATATAATCATATATATTCCGAATATTTTTTTAGAGACCTGTTAAATATTGTATATAGGTATTCACTTGAAAATTATAATAAAAACAAAAAAATGCACCAGCATTTGATCTTATAGATAATACGAATAAAATTATTATTCAAGTTACCGCAACGTGTAAAAAGCAAAAAATAGAGGATACTCTAAAAAAAGAGTATTTAACAAATAAAATGGATGAAGGTTATCGATTAAAGTTTATATTTATTGGAAAACAAAATAATAATATTAAAATTATATTTTATCAAATCTGTATAATATATTATTTGATAGTAAAAAAGATATTATTTTAACTCAAGACTTATGCGAAGAGTTTTTGAATTTAAACATAAATGATCAAGATAGCGCTATAGAATTATTAAAAAAAGAATTATCTCCACTTTTATTTGAAGATTCTTTGTCATATTTAAAAGAAGAATTTATTAATGAAAAATTAGAATTTAATATATCAAATTTAGCTTCACGATATACTGCGAATAATGATATCGATACTATTAATAATAAAATTATAGAAGGTATTTCTATTACCAATAATTTTAAATATACTAATATTTCATATCTAAAAGAATTAAAAGGTTATATCGAAAATGATATTTTAGATAAGATGAAATCAAAATATGCAAAGAATATTTATTTGAATTTCAAAAAAATTCTCTAATTTAGAACAATCAGTCAATAATTATTTGGAACTGGAAGAAGAGTTTGAAGAAAAGAAAAAATACTTAAGTGAAATTTATGAATTGATAGACGAAATTAATATTGACCCTTATATTTTTCTGACAGAACATAATGAATGTAATATATACAAAATAAGTGAGAACGAAAAATTAGAACTTCAAACTTATATGAGTAAAATCGAAAAAGTATTATTAAAATATCAAACGTATTTAAAAGAAACATGTAAAGAATGCTTGTTTTATCCTTATTTGCTAGTTCAAGGTGAAGCTGGTATAGGAAAATCACACCTTTTAGCGCATCTATCTAAAAAACTTAGAGATGAAAATCATATTATTTATCTGTTTTTGGGACAATTTTTTACTAAAAATGAAGATCCATGGCATCAAATACTTAATAATTTAGAAGTTACAAATTCTGTTGATATTTTTTTAAGGTCAATAAGTAATAAGGCCAAAGAAACAAAAAAAGAGCTTTTATTATTATTGATGCGCTTAATGAAGGTGAAGGTAAAAGGTTATGGGGAAATTATTTTCAAAGCTTTATCAACCATATAAAGAAGTATTCTAATATAGCTTTAATATTTTCTATTAGAACCCCTTTTGAAGATGTTATATTACCCAAAAACGCAATACAAGATAACAATATTGTAGTATTTCAGCATGAAGGTTTTAGTAAGGAAGAAAACTATAATCCAATTGTATCTTTTTGTGATTTTTATGGATTAGAGCTACCTAAGTTGCCTATATTAAATCCAGAATTCAACAATCCATTATTTTTAAAACTAATGTGTGAGTACTGTGTAAATAAATTTAAGGAATTTGACCAAACTATAAGTGTTGCAGAGCTATTTACAAATGTTCTTAAGACAGTAAATATTAATTTATCTAAGGAAGATAAATTTGATTTTGATAAAAATATTAATGTTGTACAAAAAGTAATAAAAGGATTAGTTGAATTAATGAACGACTCATAATTTAATCAACTAAATTATGAGGAATCCTATACTGTTGTCAATAATATAGCTAAAGAGTATGTTCAAAAGTCAAATAGATTTTTAGAAGCGCTAATAGATGAAAATATATTAATTAAAAATACTGGCTATAAAGGTGAAATGATTATTTATTTTTCGTATGAGCGTATGGGAGATTACTTTTTATCTGAATACCTATTAGAGAAATATAGAAATGTTGATAAAAGAGATTTAGTAACTAAATTACAGTCAGATGAAAAAGTGACAAGGTATTTTCAAAAGGAAGACGATTTATCTTATAATAGAGGTCTTATTAATGAACTTTTTATTAAATTAGAAAATGAATTTAATATAGAGCTATTTGAAGTATTTCCACAGTTTAAAAACAATTATAACATGATATATTCTTTTATAAATAGTTTAGTATGGAGAAAAGATGGAAGCATAAGTAAACATACTAAATGCTATATATACGATAATATTATTCCTTATGATGGATTTAGAAATAATTTTTTAGATGTCTTATTAATAAAAATGCCTCAAAAAAACCATCCGTTAAATATTTGGGCTTTACATAAATTATTGAAACAATGCAATTTAGGAAAAAGAGATTTTTTATGGACTCAGTATGTATCTATAAATAATGAAAAGGTTTTTAAAATTATTAATTGGCTATTTAGTAACTATAAGAGATTAGATGAAGAAACTGCGGAAAAGTATATGATTTTTTTAACGTGGATATTTTCTACAACTAATAATAAATTAAGAGATCTCGGTACTAAATCTTTAGTAAAATTATTCAAAACATTTCCAACTAAAATTATTGGTTTATTAAAATTATTTGAAAATAACAATGATCCATATATAGTCGAAAGATTATATGCTTCTGTTTTAGGGGGAACACTTCGAATCGACATTTGTGAAATACATATAGAGATTGCTAATTATATTTATGAAGAAATATTTGATAAAGAAATGGTATATCCTCATATTTTAATGAGAGATTATGCTAGGCAAACAATTGAATATATTTGTTTATCAAAAGATATATCTAATATAAATTTAGAAAAAATTAGGCCACCTTATAAAAGTAATTGGTATAAAAAAGAATATTCGAATTTAGATATAGACGTTTACATAAAATCTTTAAAAAACAATTTAGATAGCCATTTACATTTTTCTATCGATAAAATTAAAAACTCAATGACAACGGAATATGGAAGAGGAACTGGGGCATATGGCGATTTTGGCAGATATGTATTTGGTTATGCTGTACGAAACTGGGTAAAGGGTTTTAAAAGTGATCAAGACTTAAGTAATATAGCATTAATGAGGATTTTTGAAATGGGTTATGATGCAAAATTACACGGTGAATTTGATATGTGGGTTAATCGTTATGATAACTTTAATAATTCAATTGAAAGAATTAGCAAAAAATATCAATGGATTGCTTACTATGAAATTTTAGCTAAACTTGTAGATAAATTTCCTGATGTTCAATATTCTGGACTATGGGATGATTATATTAGAGATATTGATCCTACTTTACTATTACTTGAAATTGATAAAGAATCAAAAATACTAGTACCCTCTCCACTTCCTTCGCATCAATCGAATGAATGGGTAAAAAATACCAAAGTTTTTGATGAAACAAAATTATTTTTAGAAATAGATATAGACAATCATAGATATATATGTTTAAGCCCAAAGTTTAATTTTGAAAAGAGAGAGAAAGAAATACCATTTGAAGATAGAGACTCATGTTATTTCTTAGCGATGGGATATTTTTATAATAAAGAAGATAGTAATGAAATTATCAAAGGTTATGAAAATAATTATGATAGAGGTATTAATATTCCTCGAGCACATAGTATATATTTATATGAATATTATTGGAGCGAAGCTTATAAAAATTATAAAGAGGGATATTTAACTGAATCAGATGGTAAATTATGTCCAGCTATTAATGAATATTTTTGGGAGTTAGATTATTCTGTTAAGGACAAATCAATAAGTTTTTATATTCCGTGTAAAGAAATAGTAGATTATTTTTCATTAATACAAACGGAAGAAGGAGTATGGAAAACTAAATTTGCTGAAACAATATGTATTAATTCTAAATTACTCGAATTTGATAATGAATGTTTACTTATTAAAAAAGAAAGTTTATTAAACTTTCTTAATACTAAAAAATTGTCTATTGGATGGAAAATATATCTAGAAAAAATTTCTCTTCGAGATAGACAAGAATGGTGGTACAATGTTTTTTATGACGATGGCAAATATAATAAGAAAATAATTAAGAATGAAATGTCAAATATTAGGCGTAATTTTTAGATTTATCTATATATTTATGCCACCGCTCAAACTTTTATAAAAAGTAAAAAAACAATATTTTATATTGAACTTGTGACGTGAATTTCTAAAACACAACCAACAATCCACAAGGAAACTAGTAAATAAGTTTAAATAAGATTTCGAAAAAATGTGTAATATTATAATATGAAAATCTTTAAGATTATAGAAGAATCATACTGACTAAAAAGATTTTGAAAGTGATTAAGTATTTAAAACACGCCAATCTTAAACCGCTATTGACAAATATGAAGCCGAGCCACCGTTATTTTTCATTTCAGGTCCAATTGAATAAATGTTATGAATAGAATGGATAAAAATATAATTATTTAAATTTTAAAGTAAATCAAATCATGATTTAAGATTATAAGAAAGAAAAATTTACTAATGTTAAAACCAACAGTCATTTGGATTGCTACGATTTTACAATCATCGTTAAACTCAGTATGCTTCATTAATTTAAAATGTTCGTCAATAAATCCAATGAAAAGGAGATTGATTTTTTGAATAAAAAATTTCTTATGATTGTATTTATAATTATAATATTGATTCTAGTCGGAATCTTCTTGAAGATAAAATATGACGAAAAGAAATATTATGATGAACAAAAAGAAAGAATAACGATTTATATGAAGCACAATGTGAAAGGTTATAAAAATATAAGCTTCACTAATTTTAAAGAAAACTCAATGGATGGTTATTCTATTAGTGGTTATATAAATAATGATAAAAAGTTATCATTTACAGCTGGTATAAGATCTATTGATGATTTTCAATTTGATACCGATATTTCTTATACAGATGAATTGGGTAGAAAACTTATTAAAAATCCTAAGTCAGTTTCTGAAATAAAGAAAGAACAAAATACGTCCAATAAATAATTGTTCATACTGTGGTGAAACCAAAATATATAAATCAATAGATGACCTTAACTATGATATAAAATTTTGCAATATTTATAAAACCTCGACACTATAAAAATGTTATAGTGCCGAGGTTTTATTGCTTATTTAGTTAATTCAAAGTGTATGTCAGATTCTTTAAAATTTGAGACACTTTGATTAGTTATAGTGTAACCTGTAACTGAAATTTTTGATTCTTTATTTGAAGTGGAATTTGTGGATGTCGGATTATAAAAACTACATTCATATGTGTTATCATCTTTCTTTTTAATTACAAACATACCTTTTTCTTTTAATTCAACAATAGTTCCGTTTATATCAAAAGATTTAGTACTATCACTATAATTAACCCCAGCAAATACGCCATCATTATCTTTTATCACATGAAAATCTTCATCTTGTTTAACAATACTTACATTATTATTCTTCGATTTAAAATCACTTTTTGATAAACCAGGATACAAAACATATGCATATTTACTGTCAGATGTATTATGTGTTTGAGTTACTTCATAATACTCATCTTTTTTGTCATCTGTTTTTTGACTTTTATTAATTTCACTCCACTTACCAGTATGACTTTCTTTTTTTACAGTTATTTTTGGCTTGTCTAAGAAATGATAACCAATGTTCTTTTTAGTATCGTTGGACTCTAAAAAGACTGAATGGGTTTCCTGAGCATTAACATCTGAAGTGGTAATTTCAATATCACCTTTAAATAATTTATACCCATTTGCTTTGCGATTTTCAACACTTGTAACTGGATTCTTTGATGAATCAGTACTTTTAATGCCAGTTCCTATGAAGACAATTTTATCGTTTAATATGAAATATGATTTTTTGGCAGTTAAAGTTTTGTCCTGATTTTCAAAATCCATACCGATGCTTGCGTATTTATTATTTAATTTTGTCCCGCCAACAAAGGATTTATCATTCTTAGTATTAGTAGATGGCATATCATTTAAAGTAGTAGTGCCTGGAAGACGAGTCATATCGGCTGTTGCCCAGAAGTTATCACGATAGTGTTTGACATCGCTGTTATATAAATAAGACATGCCTGCACCGGTGTGCCAACCTTTTAAGTTCTCTCCGTTAATATTTTCGTATCGTGCGATGTTTTTCGATGTCATACTTAAACCAAATGCAAAGTCTAATTCTTTGTTGTGATAGGTGACACGATCCATGTCATTATATATTTTAAGTTGTTGTGTTAAATCATTTTTAGAAATAGTACTATCATTCATTAACTTTTTCATTTTATCTATGTCTGAATAAGAATTTAATGTGTCATTTGAGTCATAACTTGAATCAGATTTAACAGAAGTTTTAACGATTTGCTTATATTTTGTTTTTGTAGACTCATCCATGGTATCGCTCAATCTCAACAATGATTTCATTACAGTCGCTGACGCTGTATGACTTGTTTCATTTTCACGACTGATAGCTCTACCACGTGATAAATCCATCATTTCACCTTTATAGATTAGTGGCATAAAACCTTCGTCAATCCAATTGCTTAATGTAGCTTTATCTTGTGTATGTTTAAAAGGAGATTCTTTTATCATCGGCATCATTTGAGAAATTCCCTCTAAGAGAACAACGCCATAAGCACCGGTATAGGGGACATCTTGATGATCAATGTAAGAGCCATCTTTATAGAATCCATTGCGAGCTTTACCAGTGGCAGAATCTTGAACATAAGTGAACACTTTATTAAAAGAATCTATAGACTTTTTCATCATATCTACATCTTCTTCAATAACACTTTCTAAAAATTTTACTTTAGCAATGTCTACTAAATTTCCACCTTTAGCATCTTCTGATTCACCAACAGAAGATAAAATTTTATAACTGGATGGTGAATATATACTAATAGGTTTTGAATAATTTTTCATTTCATCTTTAGTGAGCATATTATCCATTAGAAGTAGTGTATTTGTTAATGCTCTTGGCGTACCAATTTCATAATCCCACCAATTCAATGAGTTATTCTTTTTACTAGAATCTTTTTCTTTACGATTGGTGGTTAAATCTGCGACTTTCTTATCTGGATCCTTACCATATACGTTATGATGTAACCACTTAATTGCATCTTTTATTTTCAACTTGTTTTCATCTGTTTTTAATGAAGTATTTTTATGTCGCATTGCTTCTGCGATTTTCTCGATATTACGATAGGTTTTTGTCATGTGAGAAGAATTAGTTTCAAGGTTTTCAGCTCCTGACCACAAATATGTTCTATTTGTATCAGTTTTCATATCTTCAAGTAACTTCTTAGCTTCATTTTCTTTAGCATCAAACTTCTTCTTCATATCTTGATTATTCTCATCATACTGATCATTACCGTAGTTAACGTCGAGCCACGTCTTCTTCAATTTTTCATAATCTGGCGTTTGAACATTTGTATCGGCCACAGCGATTTGATGTTTATCAACATTTCTAAATTCACCATTATTTAAAGTAATCACTCCGGCCATTAATAACGTAATGGTGGATAATTTTTGCCATTTCTTCATTTTATATGTCATTAACATGTCTCCTTTTTGTGTTGCGTGTGTGCAAGTAATATTATGATTAATTAATAATTCAACTTTCCAAAGGATTGGGAAATTCGTTGATGCATGGAAACCATCAGTCACCATAAAATCTAGTTAGCATCTAAAAATGTAAAGAAATTAAAATTGGAAAATTAAATATTAATAATCTTATCGATTATAGCATTTTAAATAATTAATTTATACAATATTTAAAGTAATTAAAATTGATGTAAAGTAAAATGTTAGAAAAGAGACAAATTTTGATTTAAGTAATAAAATGATAAGTGAACTTAAAAAGATATTAATTTAGAATAAGACTGCTATTTTATATATAATACGAAAAGCAAAACAGCGCGACTTTATGTATTTAATACTATACTAACCAAGAAATTATTAAAAAGCATTTTGAAACAACGTATCATGGGGGGCGTTGAACATAGAAAAAGATAGCATGTCAAAGTAAATTGTTTTTTTGAAATCTATAAGAAATAAGACGCTAGGCGATTAAAATGAAAAAAAGATATGTATTTGTGGTAGTTGTTGCAATATTAATAGGCCTAATTATTATTGCATATGGGCATAATAAACAAATAAAGTATCATTACATTGAGACACAAGAAAAGCGGATAGATTTGTATTTTAAGCATAATCTTAACAATTATAAAAATATGAAAGTGGCAGATTTCCATAAAACTCCTATGGGTGGGTATTTCATTGTAGGTTATATAAATGATGATAAAAAATATAAATTCCAAGCAAGTATAGATTCGGGAAGCGATAATCAATATCAGAAAGATATTGGTTACCATGAAGATAAATTAGGCAAATTATTCAAAGAAAAAGACCCTAAATATAAACTCTCTGTCGATGAAATAATTAAAAAAGAACATTTGGATAAAAGTGATTATGAAGCGGAACCACCGCTATTCTTCTTTTCGGGGAGACCAGAGTGATGAAAAAGAAAAATATCATAATAATAGTTGTAGTAATTATAATAGGTTTGGTAGTCATTGCATGTGTGACCCATAAGCATAAAAAAGATCATTATATTGAGACGCAAGAAAAGCGGATAGATTTGTATTTTAAGTATAATCTCAAAAATTATCATTCAATGAAAGTTACAAGTTTTAAAAAGAATCCAATGGGTGGTTATTTTATAAAGGGCTTTGTCAATAATAAAAAAATTATAAATTTGATGCTGTGATATTTTCTGATACTAATAAACAATTTAAAGGAGATTTAGGTTATAAAGAGGATAAAATAGGTGAATTATATAGAGAAAAAGATGCTAAAGACAGATTAAATGTTGATGAAATAATTGAAAAAGAATACTTGGATAAAAATGAATATGAAGCGGAACCACCATTATTCTTCTTTTCGGGGAGATTAGAGTGATGAAAAAGAAAAATATCGTAATAATAGTTGTAGTAATTATAATAGGTTTGGTAGTCGTGGCATGTGTGACCCATAAGCATAGAAAAGATCATTACATTGAGACGCAAGAAAAGCGGATAGATTTGTATTTTAAGTATAACCTTAATAATTATCATGGCTTGAAAATAACAAAATTTCAAAAAGGCCCGATGGGTTCATATTCTGCTAAAGGTTATATAAATAATAATAAAAAATATGATTTCCAGGCGTTTATAGGTTTAGGTGATGATGATAAAAATCAATTTAATGGAGACTTTGAATATAATCAAGAAAAAATAGGGGAATTATTGAAAGAGAAAGATGCTAAAGACCAATTAACTGTCGATGAAATAATTGAAAAAGAACACTTGCACAAAAGCGAATATGAAGCCGAGCCACCGTTGTTCTTCTTTTCGGGGAGATTAGAGTG